CGATGGACCGCAGATACTGCGCCTGCGCATGGAGCGCCTGCTGGATCTGCCGCATTTTGTCCTTCTGCGTGTCCTCACTGGCATTCTGCTTTTCCAGCAAAGTCAGCTCGGATTTCAGAAGCTCAACCTTTTGCTTATGCGCTTCAAGGTTTGCATCGGAGGAGCTGCCGCCACCACCGGAAGAAGTCTTTGTTTCCGGGATTTTCGACGCAAGCGAGTTCCAATAGTCAATCAGTGCTTGATCGTTGTTTCTGGCTTTTTCCGCCTGACTCTTGACGTATCGCTGCGCTTCTGCCGCAGACATACCGTATTTTGTCTGGGCTTCCTCGGCAGTCATACCGGCATCCCGGCCGATGTTGTTCAGGCTAATGCCTGCAATCGCGGATTGCGTAACTCCCGCCTGCAATGCGAGTGTTTGAAGCGCCGCTATTTTGTCAGATACAGACAGCGCAGTGTTGTTGAAGATAATCATCTGTGCAACAACACCGTCTATAGCATCGTCCGTCACACCGGACTGCTTTGCCGCATTTTTCAGGCCAGTGACGAAACTCCCCATTGCTCCACTGGACTTCTTCGTGACACCGATGAGGTTATTCGTCGCGTCAACATCGTCTAAAATTGCTTCTACGAGGTCACGCAGTTTTTTCTCTGATACATCGAGTTTGCCGTTTTCGTCTGTCAGCGCATTTACATATTGGTCGCTCATGGAAATCAGCGACTTCATTGTAGATGCAGAGACTCGGCCATTTTGTTGATACTCGGCGAGAGCCTGAGACGCAGTTGTCAGGTCACTTTCCTGCTGCTTCAGCGTCTTTGCGTATTCTTGGAGCGTTTCGACTGTTGTCTTTTCAGTGTCTGCCGCATTGTTCAGCGCATCTGTGTAGTCGTTGACAGTTTCCTCGGATTTTAGGTAGCTATCAAGGGTTCCGTCTAGTGCGGCCTTGTGCGCACCTTCCAAGTAAGTTTGATCTTCAACAGCTTTGTTGTATTCTTCAACGGCTTGCTTATATGCTGAAATTACTCTTTCGGCTTCCTTGTACGCGCTAGATGATGTATCACCCTCGTCAATCATCTTATTTCGCTCATCAATCCAGCCTTGGTAGTCAGCAAGAATAGAGGATGGGTCTTTTAAGTTCGCAGCATCTGCAAACATTGAACCCCATGCTTTTTCGGCTGCAGTTCTAAGACCTTCTTCGGCTGCAGCTGTTGCGGATTTCGCGTCATACAGCGCGCTCTCGATTTTTGCCGCCGTAGCTTCTTTATATGCCCCGCTTAACCCTCCAAGTTCCTTCTTGAGATCGTATACGCTGCTCTTTTCGATTCCGAGTTTGTCAATCAGTCTATCAGATGCATCGATGAACTCGGTCTTTGAACCCGTTCCATCTTCAACCGCTTTTCGGAGGTCTTCATAATTCTGATATAAAGATACGATTTCTTTTGCTTCTGTCGTTGAGGCTTCGCCTGCGTCGATAGCTGCCTGTCGTGTTTCTTCCTGTGCAGCTTTGATTTTGTTATAGGCCACAGTGACGATTGCAATAACCGCTGTCAGAGCGCCCATTGCTGCCTGCATCGCACTTACAGATGTAACAGTGGCATCAGTAACCAGTTTATAGGCCGTCGTGTTGGTAGTAAGCAGTACGAATTTTTGAGCCAGAGCTGAAATTCCTGCTCCGAACTTTGAGAACGTTGAGATGATTGACGGCATCTTTATCGTTGCCAAGATACCGGCAACAATAAGGATTGCGTTTCCAAGATTCCCGAAACCGTCAATCAGCCAAGTGAGTGTATCGAGGAAGCCCTTCGCCCAGTTGGAATCAACCGTATCGGCGATGAACTTCGTCCATGTGTTATTGAGGATTTTTGCCTTGGCATCCCAGCTCGTCAGCATAATGTCGACTTCCTTGTCGGCACTGCCGGCGGAGTTCGCTACCTTGTCCAGCATTGCGGCGTACATATCATAGTTCTTGATGAGCGCGTCAAGCTGGTTTGTACGGAGTTTGCCGCCAAGTTTGGATTCCAATTCAGCCAATTCTGCTTGGGAAAGAAGGCCGTCCTTATATGCTTGAGAAAGAGCCGCAATGGCTTTCATTGGGTCAACGATTTTGCCAGATGCCTGCGCGGCTTTCATCGCGTCTTCTGCGTAAATCCAGAGTGCGTCGTTTAGACTTTCGATTTCTTCCTTCGTCCACGCAACGCCGTCTTCGATTTCCGTTTCGGTATCTCCGATGATATTCAGAATCAGTGCGCGGAGAGCGGTAGCTGCCTTCGTACCGGATTCCTGCGTGACCGCAGTAATTGTACCGAGTGCCGCCATCAATTCATCAATGGACATATTCGCCATCGATGCAACGTTCGCAACAATCGGAAATCCTTCTGCCATCTTCTGAATGGAAGTGGCATAGTTGTTTTCGATCTCATTAGCCTTGTCGAGAACGGTATTGAGGGCAGTAACATTGCCTTCAAATTTGAAAGCAGCATCAGCGGAAAGGATGAATTGGTTCGCAATACTGGAAGTCACATCGCCAACAAGCTGTGTCTTCGTCGCAAGCTCGGCCATGTCTTCCGACATATCCTTATAGCCGGCTTTGGCAAACGTTCCGACGGATTCCAGATAGTCTGTGACCGCAACGCCGTATTTGGATGCAGCCTCAAACGCTGTATTGCCCAGTTTCTCCATTTCGGCGGAAGTATTGCCAGTAACCTTCTGGATAGCCGTCATTTCCGTATCGACCTGTTTCATCGTATCGATAGCTTCAGTAAACGACCGCTTTACCTTTGCAACAGCCGCATTTACGACCTGCCAGACGGTGATTTTACCGACAATGTGGCTGAACGTGTCACCAAGGACATTGGTGGAGTTTGTGAGCTTATCCGTTTCGTTGCGGGTCTGCGCGTAGTTTGCACGAAGGTTTTTCAGCGAACCAGAAGCGTCCTTTACACCAGCGACAAATTCCTGATCGCTGATAGCACCGCTTTTCCAGCTGCTATACAGGTTTTCGAGTGCAGCACTCGCCTGTTTTGCGTCGGATTCTATTTCAGAGAATGTACCGGTTGGATATTTCTCTGCTGCGGATTTCATCTGCAGACCGAGGTCGGCAAAGCCTTTGCGAAGTGTATCAACCTTGGATGCAGCGTTTTCGGTTTCTTTTGCCTGCTCCTTCGCGGCCTTTTCGGCCTTTTCAGCGGATTTTTGCGCCGCTTTCGCCATCTCATCGTAATTGGTGGTAGCTTTCGTCTGAACCGTCGTGTATTGCTGCGTTTCTTCGTCCAGAGTCCGAATAATCTCAGTAGTCCGGCCAAGCCCCTCGTTGACGGTTTCAATCGTTCGGGTCGGTGCGCCGTCCGCCGCGCCTGCCCATATACGCGTGAATTTTCCACTCAGCCCATCAACATTTTGCGTGATGGCCTGCACGGAGCTATTAAAACGGTTAATTGCTTCAAGCCCAGAGGAATCAACGGTGAAATTCAGTTTCTGAGCCTTCAAGTTATTTACGTCCTTAATCAGCGAATCAAGCTGCGTCCGAACGACTTCTACTTGAAGTTGAACCTTTTCAAAATCTGCCATTGTATCTTCCTCCTGTTACTTCGGGTCAAATCCATCTTCTTTAAGCTGATATCGGAGCGCGTCAGACATTAAGTTTTCGCGCATCACAATGCGTTGGGCTTCTTCATGGAAAGGACGCGCCTGCTTTGATTTGTAAATCTCCGACTTCCTCCATTGATATCCCTTGCCACTTTCCACGACCGGCGCGATCAATCGCCCAGTATCATCATCCCGGCTCTTGTCCTGAACCTCCAACGTCATAGTCGATGGGTCGTATTTCGACTCCATAACGCTCCAATCTTGGAGACCGCCCGGTTTTCCAACCTCGTCACGACGCACATACGGCATGTAGTCGCCTCGCTCATAAGCGTCGTAGACTTCCGTCTGCACAGCCTCGACGATTGCGGCCTTTACGCTATCTGTTACAGGCCCTTCCATCGCCTTGCGGATGGACTCATCGAGTGCCGCGTTGAACCTGTTCACAAAACTTTCAATCGACATATCTGCCTCCTGAATGTGAAAAATGCGCCAATCCGCCATGTTCTAAATGATGGACTCGCGCATTTCCCGGAGAGGATTTCCCCCTCCGGGACGCAGTTTTTTTAGGTCGAAGTAACTTCAACTTCGCAGGTGTCCTTGAAAGTGGATTCACCAGCTGCGTAGCTGACCTCAATGGTGAAATCACCAGCGGTCGTGCCTGCGGTAATCAGGCCGGTCTTCTCGCCGACAGTCGTGCCGGATGGTGCGCCGGTCGCGGTGTAGGTGAAGGTAGCAGCGTCACCCTTGACCAGTTCGCCGTTCTTCATGGCAATGCGCGGCTGCATCTGATAGTTGCTGGATGCCTTGAGGGAAATGCCGCCGATGCTGGCAACGATACCCTCGATTTCCTCAACACCGGAGCCGCACGGCTGGTAGATGTAGTACGCAAGGTCGCTGCCTGCACCCGTGCATTCGTCGCAGCCATCGGTGATAACATCGGGGTCATACGCGATTGCCTGACCAGACAGGGACGTGGTATCGTTGCTGGTCTGATCGCCGGTAACACCGCCGTTCGCACCAAACTTCAGGGACGGAATGATGATGTAGAGCGTGCCGACGCGAGTGCCCTCGTTCTGTGCGGAGCCGGAAGCAGTGGAGAAGACCGCAACGGTCGCGATGAAATGAACGACCTTCGGGTCCATTGCCGTGGTGATGGTCGCGATCTGTGCAGTGGCCTTGTTGACGAAGTAGAAGACCTTGTAGGTCTTGCCGGACGTCGCGGTAAATCCAGTGACTGCGCCGGTAGTCGGGTTCAGGTCGTAAGAAACGCCGCCGGTCGCAATCGGAGAAGCAGCATTGACCTCTTGTACATAGCAGAAGATCTTGGAGAAGCCCTTCTGTGCGACAGGCGTACCCTCGGTGATGTCGATGGAAAGCGCCGTGCCGTTCGCAGTAACGGTCTGGCAAACCATGACCGGAGCGTTGTGACGGAGCATCGCACCCATCTGAGCGGCCTTTGCCCACAGGTTGAAGTCGGCAGCCGTAAATTCGACGTTGACAGAAGCGTCGGACGGGAGCGTGGTAGCAATAGCGTTTCCGAGGCCGGCGCGGATTTCACCAATGGTGACGCTCGGCGTGACATTGCCAGTCTGGAACTTGTTGGAGAAGTAGAGAATCTGACCGGTCGTCTTGTCGGTGCAGATCGCTTCGCCGATGCCCTTTGCATAAAGGCGGGAGTCAGTAAATCGAATCATTCTTTTGTCACTCCTTTGTGTGTGTTTCAAAAAGATGTTTGTGTGTGTTATGTGGTCTGGTTTCCTGCATTTTGGACAGCCCGCATACCAGCGCCGCCGGCGAACGTTGACATATCAATGAGTCCGCCGCAGTAGTCGATTTCACGGTCATACAGAGGACTTGGGAACGGGTTTCCATGCTTCCACTTTCCGCCCTGCGCCTCTGCAAAGCTACAGGTGATGTACCCAACGAGTCGTTGAACCGCATCTCGCCGCAGCAGAAGCTTTAAGATTGGCCATTCTTCCATGTCCGCTTCGTCGGCCCCCGAAAAAGTAGCGATTGTTGCTTTCAGCGTCTCTACGCGGTATTGCAGCTTCGGTGCGTTCATTTCTGCAAGGTCGCGTTCTGCCTGAACCAACTCAGGGTTAGCGTTCTCTGAAACAAGTTCAATGCCGTTCTGAGCCGCTAAAATTGGTCGCAGACGCTGAAACTGCATGGGGGTAATCCTTTTCACTTCCCCATTCACAAAAATAAGCACACTTTTCAGCCGTGTTGGGTCATTTGCTTGCAACTCAAGGTCTACAAGTTCTATCCGTTTTTCGGATGGTAGGCCGTTTCCTACTCGCATTGCGAGTAAAAGAAACAGAATGCACTTGTAGAAAAGCCCGCTTCCGGGCTGTCCGATTTTTGCCGCGTCAAGTTCCAATGTGTAGTACGACTGCAAAAGAGGCTTTGAAAGCATCGTCACAGGGAGACTCTGCTGCATAAACTCGATTGCGGGTCGCGCTGTTGTGAATTCATCAATGTCCTTGACTTGGATTGGATATAGGGTCAAGCCTTCGGTTTCGATAGGTTCAAACCGCCGAACAGCTTTTGCCATTTCAAGAGAAAGGTCTTGCATTTTTTGTTTCCTCGCCTTTCTGATTGCCGTGTTAAGCAAAAAAGAGGGCTACCGGCACAATCTACTGTGTCGATAGCCCTCTTTGGCTCTTCCGCACCGCTCTTTCGGTGCAGGTCAAATATTTTTCTATTCAGGTATGTCCATTTCGGAGTCACACCACTCCACGCTCATGTGCGGCATGCGGCCAATATGATTTCCGTAGTCGAATATACTCTTGCTTCCATTGTCGGTGTGTGCGTACCGGTCGAAGTCAATGACCCCGATTCCGGTGATGTTTACTCCGTGAAGTGCTTCGATGATGCACTGCTCGATACTGTAGGCTCTGGAATATGCGTCTGTCCGTGTGGTGTTCTCCATGTTGACATTTACAAGGATTTCAAACTGCAAACCGAGAACCGTATGGAAATTGTCTTTTGCAATGGTTCTTCCCATATAGAGTTTCAGTATCGTGTCCGCTTCTGTATCGCTCTGCCCCCAAACTCTTTGTGGGTATATGCGGTATCCCTTCGGGTGCCGTTTCTTGTCTTCCGCTGTGTTCAGAACTGGATTATCTCCGTCAAAAAGCATGGACAGCTTTTCTTGCGGAGTGGGAAGCGGATTTGCAAGCGGATTCGCACCATCGTACCAGAGATATTTCATCAGCCGGACACGGGCGTGGTCGTTGTCATCCTTTGGCATGTAACCGGGCAAAGGCAAGTCCATCAGATATTTCAGTATCTTAATTGGGATTTCTTCAGTGCCGCGAAGCCTGTTGAAACCCGGCTGAATTCTTTCATAGGGATAAGAGTCCGAATTGACCGATACCGCCATATCAGGCTTCCTCCTGCTGTTTCTGCCTCGTTTCCATGTAGTCGGCAAATGCCTTTTGTGCGTCTTTTAGCTCGTTCAGCGCGCCGCTGACCGCCTCTGGTGTGGTCTGCTGCTGCAATGCCATGATGATGCGCGTGACTGGTTCATTCATGACCTGTGTAAGACCATAGATTTCGGTGTTCAGCCTCTTTTCGAGGTCACGCATATCCGAAATCGCATCAAACGCCTTGTCCCTGACTTCGCCGTCGCAGCGTTTCAGACGTTCCATTTGGTTCATAATATGGCTCGATGCGAAGTGGTCATATTCTGGTTCTGTCATAAGCCACTGATTCTTCTCAAACTCATATGGTTCACCAAAATAGAGCTTTGCATATGCCGCCATAAGGACGCGGCTCTTGATCGCCGTGTTTTCCTTGTACATGGGAGGCATGGGAACGCTGTCCAGCCCCTTATCGATTTTCAGTTCTATGCGGTCGAAACACAAGTCTGCCGCTTCCTTAATGAACTGCATTTTCTCGCGCAGCGGCACATAGTCCGGCATCTGCATGAGCTTTTCCTTCGTGATTTGAATTCTGTCCATACTTTTCACAACTCCTTCCAGATCGTATGGTTTCAGTGAGTGTACGCTAGGTTTTGATTTTACAGTGGGAAGATTCGGTAGAAACTTCCCACTTTTTTGTTCTGCCACACAGATACTGATGTGCACACCAGTCGTGCCGCTCCTTTTTCTCCGTCAGATACCGGCAATGCAGACTGACATCGCCGTTTTTGCGGTAGGCATATTCGCACGTTTTTTCCATGCACTTGCTCCTTTAGCCGTTTACGGCAGTTTTCCTTCACGCGTAAGCAGCCCGCCATCTGCTGTTAAAAAGCTCATATATCGTTTCCATCCTTTTTATTCTTGACATTATACCTGTTCCTGCCAACCAGCCGGATATGCCGCTGGTGAATATACATTCGCGTCAATCAGGCTGATGTAATGCTTTCCATTGAACGTCACCTTGTCGCCCTTTTTGTAGGCATCATGCGCACCAGTGGGTTGTACAAATTCCGGCCATTCATTCAATGAGACGACCACAAATAGTGCGGGTGTAATATCAGGTGTCCAATCCGCTTGTGAAGTATGCGCCTGAACCACGCGATATAATACGCCATTGTATTGCAGCCGTTCATCTACTACATAAGCATGTCCTACTACCCACTGTGGGAATAGTTCTACTGCCTGTAATGCATCCTCATCATTTAGGCTAGTAGCTGCTTTCTCAATATATGGGCGCAACGCTCTAGCTCTTTCTGTATATGTCATTCTTCTTCTCCTAATAGAATCTTAGCGGCGGTTTCCGCATCTTTCCTTAGCTCTTGCTCTGTTTCGAGTTGAGTCTTTTTACCCATTTTACAAGTGTATGTGCCATTCCTATTGTCCGTAATAGAACCCGCTACATTATAATCTGAATTGTCCCATTCCTGAACTTGTTCCTTTGTTTCTCCTGTTGGATTTCCATCTTTATCGTAAACTGGAACTGTGTCACGCTGAACGATCGACCAGCTCAGTCCGTTCACAAACAGCTGCACGGCAGCTGCATACGTCGTTTCTAGCGTGACGGCCTTGCTCTCACGCCCGCCCCAGTCCCGATCAACGAGCTTTCCGTCGATAATTGCCGGGTGTTCTGTGCCATTTGCCTTAAAATAGATCATATATACCTCCGTCATAATGTTTTGAGGGTTACATCCGCCTTGCTCCCATATTCTAAGCTGTTGGATCTGTCTATAACAATATTGCAGTTTCCCATCAACAGATACTCGTGGTTAACCTCGCCATTCGTGCCAAACGCCTTTTCAGCCACAGGGTCGCCGTCTATGAATATTCTTGCAACAGAATTGGAAGACCCTGCCGCCACTAGCGTAATGGATGTTCCTTTCTCAAGTTCAAACGTCCCTTCGGTTCTTTTTTTCCCTTCTATAAGCACATGGCCCCAGTTATTTGCACTCGCATTTTTTGTCGTCACGGTAACTTGCACTGGGTTGCTTAATTTGATATTGTATGACGTTCCGCCAACCATCGTTCTTCCACCGTAAAGCCTGTAACCAGTTCCATCAATCTTTGCGATGCCGCTTTTAACCGTGTAGGCCGTGCCGTTAATCAGTGTTCTATGACCCATACTCGCAAGCCTCATTCATACTGCCACGCGATTTGGCCGTTGACAATCGGCGTGGTTTCTGCCGCAAACAGCGCTTCGCCACGGGCCATGTAGGTCGTGTAATTGCTATTCGCAACATTGACTGCATTAGTACGATTAAGTGCTGTATGGATATCACTAGTTGTTGCAGCTCCAAGCTCGCTTGCGGTTAAAGTAACAACGCCTGTTTGTCCGTTAACGCTTGTCACGGGATAAGGAGGCGGATTAGATGCGCTGTATTGCCGCACATTGTCTACGTTCCCAAGCCCGACGTCGGACTTTCCGAGCGTCACCGCGCCGGTCTTGCTGTTGACACTGGTGACTGGGGCGGTCTGCAATGCGGTTTCTGCCTTGGCCAAGCTCGACTGGACGCTACTGGACAAATCTGATTTTGGGATTCCACCCGTTGGCTTTGTGTATTTCTCTTCAACGTCTTTTTTACGAGGAATGGATAAATCCTCGCTATATCTTCCTAAATTCTTCATGACGTTCCTCCAACATGGCCTCCCACGGTATTTCACGCGGGAGGCATTGCGTTCATCAGCCGATTGCGACTGCGCGGTATGCTCCGGCACTCAGAGACGTTACGCTTTCATCGGTCTGGTTGATGATAATCGTAATACTGTTATCAGTTCCAATTACTACATCAGTCAAAACCATTGCATTTGTAACCGTTTCGTATACCTGCACCAGCATCGGAGTCTGCGGGCCATTTGTCTGTGCGGCGATCTGCCAAGTGAATGCGCCACCTGAAGCGGAAAGCACCGGATTTGTAATCGAATACTTGTGCAGATTTTCCGGAGCAGCCTGCCACGTCGGAGCTTGTCCCTCACCGTTGGAGGTCAGAACCTGTCCAACTTCGCCGCCTGTCGTCGGTGCATAGAACGTCGGATTCGCCGTTTCTGTACCGTTTTGTGTAATGGTATTCTTGGTTGCACCCTCGGCAACGGTGCCCAGTTTTGTCTTGTCCACTTTGCTGAACTGCGTATAGGTTTCGCCCTCGCCGATATCGTCCTGTGTCAGCACAACAACACCGGTTTTCCCGTTTACAGAATTCACGTCAGATGGATTGCAGAGAACATAAACTGTGCCGCCCCAGCGGTACTGCTTGTTCTGGTAGCTGCCTTCCGTCATGATGATATAGATTTTGCCGGTTTCCGGGGTCAGTGGAGCGCCGCCCTCAGTAGCAGAAAGCCAATCAGCCGCTCTCGGCGTGGTGCCAACGATATACGCCTCAACGACATCATCGACATAGCTGGGCAGCTGGCCAGACGGAACAAGACCGTCTGCGCCGAGGGTTGCAACGCCGTTCGGCTGCCCCTTCTCAGATGCGGGAATCTTGGCATTAAGCTGTGCCTGTGCATCGGATGTAAGGCCGGAAATGTACTGTGCGCCAACAATTTCAACGACTTCTGCCGCCGTGATGTGCCCGGCCTTATCGATTGTGAGAGAAACCGTGTGCGTTGCATCGCCATACTGGCCGACAGTCGCACCGGAGAATACATGGCCGAGCGTGATAATCTTGGTTGTTCCGTCTGCGTTGACATGAATCCACTTATCACCAGACGCAAGAGAGAACGTATCGGTCTTGCTGGTCGCAGAAACCGTTGCCGCTGCATTCTGGCCTGCAACTTCGGTGGTGTCATTCGTACTCTGCTTCGGAATTGTGATGTTGGAGAACGCGTTCTGGTTGACTTCACCGCCTCCGGCTACTGCATTCTTAACAGCAGTATCGAGCGCAGCAAATGCTTTCTGAAGCGTATCACCATCGGCAATATAGCCACCATCGACCGGCTGATAGTCGTTCAGCGTAAGTTCTACGACTTTCTTTGTTGTGACAGTTCCATCCGTTCCGAGTCCAACAATTACTGCTCCGGTACTTCCCGCTTGACTATAAACAACGCCTACCGGCTTCCACTTTTCGCCGTCGTACTGATAAATAATCTTATCGTTTGAGTTGGTATAGACCTGCCCAAACTTTGGGTTCGCAGGGGCCGTAGCCAGCGGCTGAAGCACCGCATTCTGAATTTCGTTTTTGTTGAGGTCAAGGTTTGTAAGAACGCTTCTACTCATTGTAAGTTTCCTCTCTTTCCGTGTTCAGGTCAGTTGAGATATGCTTTTCCAGAGAATGGAGCAGTAAACACAACGGACAATTTGTTCTTGTCAATATACTGCACATCCCCCACAACTTCTGTACCCGCGCTATCCGCAACTGATACAGAGGGGTATTTGCCGAGATTGTGCTGTATCGTCCATAAATTGGACGCTACATTTTGTGTGAATGCGAAGTGGAGGTCATCACCTGCTCCAACACCGATATTCGCGCGTGCACGCTGCTGTTCTTCTGGTGTAAGGTTTTGTTCTACATCGTATCGGACTGCGCCCAATGCGGCATTTACGCCCGCCGCCATTACCGTTACACTAATGTTTCCATTTACCGCGCCGATTTCAACCGGAATATCATCTGTGACTGTGCCGCCCGATGAATCCGCATCAATCAGAATGCCACGGTTTGCAGCTGTCAGGATTCGGATTTGACGTCCGATGCCGCCAAAGATATTTCCGCCTTTGAATTGAATTCTCGCCTGCGGTTCCACATTCCCGCTCATGGCGAAGGATTGCTCCTGCTCTACTGGGAAAAGCCATTTCCCACTCTTGTACGTTACATCGCCCGGATACTGTCTGGACAGTTTTCCGAGGTTCAGGACAACGATTTCCACCATGTCCTCCGTAATGAGCGTGCCGTCCAGCATTCGCAGGACAAACGGCATGGAGTAGCTGTCACCCTGCATAATCGAAATTGCCATATCAGATGCCCTCCAAACCGATTTCCACGCTTGCTGTGTATTCTCCAAATGTCGCCGTCACCTTCAACGGTGCATCACTTGCGGACCAGCAAGTAATCTGTGTGCTGTTCCCTGCTTCCGCTGCAGTGTAAGACATCGTATCTGCGCCGGAATAAGAGAACGTTATTTTGTCCAGCCGTTCTTCGCCGTTTTCGAAGTACGCTGCCTCCAGCGTAACGGACTCATACGGGCGAATCTTGTCTGGGATATTTCCAAGGAATGCGACCTCGTTTCCACTTTCCGCAGGGACAACGGTTATTTCGTATTCCTCTCTGATGCTTCGATTCTGCTCTAGCGTACAGGTCACTGTGCAAGTCCCCTCAGTTACGCCGAAAACGCTTCCATCCATACCAACGTCAGCTACATTTGTGTCGCTGCTTTCCCAAATGTAGCTGACTGGATGATCATAGTTATGGTCTGCGTCCTTCCCCATTCTGATGCTGACAGCCTCTAGCTGCCCTGTAGCGCCACTTTTTATGATGGGGTTTCCCTTCACCCGAATTTCCCATGAAAACGTCTTTCCGCCTGCCACATGGTTTTCCATATCGTCAATTTCTTCGTTCGGCGGTTCATATCTAGCCGTGAATTCAAGCAACCGGACTGAATCATAATCTCCAGTAAATTCCTGTGCGTAATCGCCGAAACCGGTGATGTGGTATGCAGCTGACCCAAGAATGATTCTGCTGTTTGTGTTAAGCTTTTTTGTTTCTTCGTTTCGCTGGCATATGATATTAACATAGCCCTTTGTAATAAGGGCATATTCTTGCATATCGCTTTCGTTTGCTGTCAGGATTGCCTTTTCGACACATATCGGTTCTTTCAGGAGATTTCCGTACCAGTCCAGATGGTTCCACGTTGACCGACAGCGTTGTGCAACTCCGTTTCCAGTTGCGTTGGAAATGTTCTGCGGGTTTGTGACAAGCCAAATGCTTCCCATTGCATCGATTTTTGTCCCTTCCGGCACATACTCAATGCTTTCATCGGCAAATATAACGTCCTTGTAATCATCCTGCTTACGGAGCGTCGATGCCGTTTTTGGTGCTATGTCCGCCATACGAATGGATGTAGTTTCCCACTCATAAAACGCATCTGGGTTCAATCCCTGCACACGCGCCTCGATAAAGTCAGAAGCATACTTCGCATATTGATGCACAAACTCTGCGCTTGGGTCTCCGAAATACTGCTTCTGTCGGCCTCTATATTGCGATGGGGTGTTCCTGACTGCTGTTTTCAGGTGGCCGGAAGCAATCAATCCGTTCTTGATATTGTCTGATAGCGGCATGATGTCCAGCCCCCCTTCCGATGTTTCTTAGAGCAGTGTGAACACGCGCCGCATGGGATTTACCTGACGCATATACGCGCATTCTTGCTCATACCCACGCAGTTCACCATAGAATAATTGTAAGTTTTCCTTGTACCGAGCCGTTGATTCCTTCATGGTGGTGTTTTCGTTCGGTGTATTAAAACTCTTATCCTTTATTTTCGGTTGGATGTTCAGCCATTCACGGTTAAATCGGTTATCCCATGTCACCGCGACGGCCAATCCCAATAGACGTTTCTGTTTGAGCGTAAGTTCGTGATAAAAGTGGCCGTCTGTATAGAAGTCCAAACGATATTCGATACCTGCGTTGTCCTGCTGTGGAAATGTTACATTTCCCGTTTCGGAGTCGTAGGTAAAATCCGTGTATGGGACGAGCGAAGCGTCTCCATTTCGTGCGTACTGCACACTTACGCAGCTACAAAGTTCATATCCAACTTTTCCTGTCTGAATCGTTGTTTCCTGCGTTGTACTGGTCTGTTCGCTTGTCCAATCGAAATCGGAATATTGGGGTTCTTCAAGTCCTTCTGTCAGGAACACAAGCAGTTCAGGCGGGCTTTTCAGCATAGGGATTGCCATTTTCACCCATGCGCTCATGCGTCGGAAAAACAGTGCTGCGTCTGTTCTCAGGTCATCTGTCATTCGGTCATCGCCGATGATAACCATGGCGTGATTTGTAATGATATCGCTCCAAGAGGTTCCCATTAGTCCCATTCCTCCTTTTCGTAGGAAGAATCGTTCATGGTGTTTTGGTATTCCTCCCGGATACAATCGGCGGCAGCCTCATCCTCAATCAGAAGCAAAAGAGATTCGATGATGCCGCATAGAGCCTCAATTCTTTCCTTGCTGTCCATGGTTCGACCGCCGCCTTTCCTATATTACGCCTTGACAGCAACAGTGCATTGTGCCTGTCCTGCCAGATAGTTGTCGTTTTCTTCCTGCACGATAGACAGAACCGCATTTCCTGCATTCAGTCCCTCTATGGTGACGGTGGTGTTGTTCACAACTGGGCTGATTGCTACCGCAGAAGGGTTGCTGTTTTCGATGGTAAACTGACTATTTGATGCAGTCGTAATCGTGAATGTTTCGGTTGCACCAGCGGACATTTCGATTGCTTCCGGACTGACGCTCAATCCAGCACTGGCCTTTGCAATCGTCCACGGAACAATGATAATTCCCTTATAGTTTCCGATTCCGTCAATTCGGAGGGAATATGCTCCGGCGTTCGTACCTTTGTTGTCTGATACAATGTAGTCCGTGTCAGTCGTAAGCTCTGTTCCACCGAGCGTCACGCTTGTAACCGTTTTGGTTTGTTCACTTCCCGTATAGGTAAGCGCTGTGCTCACCGCAACTGTTGCGCTCTCAATGCTGGTCTTGACCGTTACTGCATTTTCGAGATTATAGAAGAATCCGCTGTTTACTCCGTTTGCCGTAACGATATAGCCGCCGACTTGCAGCTCATACTTTCCAGCATCGACTTCTGGAACTGTATAACCGCCACGAAATACTTTTGCGCCGGTGACAGCGGTAAGCGTAACAACTCCATGCACCCTGTTCTGCGCCGCCCATCTGACGTGCATATAGGTAAGTGTTGTAGCTGCACTGAATACGATATATTCAATCGGACCATAATACCGGACGGTGAATACATCGCCTTCCGGCTTTGCCGTCAGCTGTGTCTCTCGATTCAGTTTCACCGTGAAAGATGCGGCAGCTGTCATCTCGACGCCGAGGATTTCCGCTTCCGAATTATTCCAAAGATGGTTGCTGAAGTTGGTTTCAACTGCCGTCCGAATCGTCGGAAGAATGTTTTTGTTTGCCGCGTATGCGGACGCAGGCACAAAGGAAAACTCGCTATAGACAGGACTACTCATGTTAATACCTCTTTCCTGCGCCCGTATGCGGCGCAATGTTTACTGCGCGTCTCGCGCGTTCATTTCTTCGATAATGGAGATGAAGTCACCCCTTTGGTTTTTCGGGGTTTTACTCATTTCGTTCAATTTTACGACGATTTCTCGCGTGATGTTTGGATTGCCAAGCGCATATTCTTCCGCGTAGGTCTGCGCGACCATTTTCTTGTGTCCTTCGCAAAGTTTCGGGTAAAGCGACAGCATTTCATCGCTGTATTCCGCCATTCTTGCGAACACTTTCTTGTCAAGGATTTCGCCATCCTTATAGTTGACGCCAAGTGCCTCGCGCTCATCGTCACTCAGTCCGGACACAACGATCAGCCATCTGCGCGCCATAAAGACACGGTTCACGTCCGTCAGAACGCGGGAGAGATCACGGTGCGGCACATAGAAACTCCCACTCTTGCCTACGATCTGACCGAATATGCCGCCTTCTCCGAAGAACACGACGTTATCGTCTGCAACAGGAGCTTCCCAGAGGAAATGCACCATTTCGGAGTCATTTGCTACCTGAATAATCTGCGGAGTCACAGGCGTCTGTGGCTGTACATTTGCAACCGCCTTGGCAACCGCATCGGCTACCATCTTCTGCACGTCTGCCATTGTAAACGTCGGTTCTGCCTGATTGCTTGTTTCCGTGTGAACTTCAACGGTTTCACCCGCCAATCCAGGCGCAACTTCCGTCAGCGGAACTTCGCTTCCGTCGTATCGGATTCCGGTCACATCATCTGCATTGACAGACAGGATATTTTCTTTTCCCGTTTCTGCCTTTTCAGCAGTATTCGAGGTCTGATCTTCTTCCGGAACATCAAAGAAAACATCTTCTTCCTTGACTTCCTCCGCCACAGGCGTTTTCTTCGGTCTTCCTGGTTTCTTTCCAGTGTTCTTGTTTTCAGCCATGTCGCACACTCCTTCCAGATTTAATGGCTATTTTCCTCCACGAATGTTGGCTCCGTCCGGACTCGAACCGTATCTTGCAGCACCATGCAGAGCCATATGGTGCGGGACGGGCTGGAGGTAAAACCCGCCCCGCGAAGAAGAGATTAGACCGTTACATGGCCCACCTTGCTGGAGAACGTTGCAACCGAATCAAGAGCGGTCGTGAGGTTGATGCCCATTTCGAAGTCGGCCGTGCGAGTCGGGTCGATTTCGATGGTAATGGGCGTTTCGGCGTTGTAAGCAATGGTCAAAGGCTTACGGCCGGCAGCAGACAGCATCCAAATGTCGTTTGCAGACAGGATGGTAGTCGGCTCGGTGTTCAGCTTCAGCGGGCTCGCAGCGTCACGGAGCGGCATCAGGCGAACGCCAAGGAACTCACCCAGCATACCGGTGCTGTTGTACTGAGTGCCGAGGAGCATCGCAAGAGCGGCGTCCATATTGACGTTGGTGGAGCCGGTAGCCTGCGTCGGCAGAACCTTGCTCAGAGCAACCGGAGAACCAGTAGCGATGATGGTGCGAAGACCGACGTTGTTGATGGTAGACAGCTTGTTCGCCAGAGAAATCCAGTTCTGGTTGGTGAACGTCTGGTTCAGGTTCGTGGGGATAAGCGTAGTGTCGGCCGCAGCCAGAGTCATGGACTGATTCCACATGCCCATAACCTTCGCATACATACCAGCGACAAGGTTTGCAAAGAACGCGCCGAAGTCGGTGTTGTTACCGACAAGCTGATGCCACTTCGCAGTGATCTGAGCGGTCTTCGGCTGCGGATTCAGCGTGTAATCCTTGCTGTAGAAGCGGTTGCGAGGAACGCTTCTGGATGCACCCCAAGAAGAATCCTGGAAGATGGGAATGTCGTTAGATCCGATGGAGATTGTATGAGTCTCGCCAAAGCCGACCTGAATGGTTTCTGCAAAGAAATCGACGGCTTCGGAGAATACATTGGGAAGAATCGGATAAACAACTTCCTGCCAAATGCCCTGAAGGACACGGTAAAAAGCAGGGTTGCCGTAGAAACGCTGACCGTTTCTCTTGAAGGACTCAAAGTCTGCGGGAGCAGTTTCGCCGGTCTGTGCGCAGCAAATCTTTGCCGCATACAGAAGCTGCTCACGCTGGAACTTTTCGTTCAGTTCCTTGTAGCCGTTCGCGGACAGCATATGGGAAATGCCAGTGGACTGAAGGCCGTTGACGGCCAGCATCGCTTCCTTGCCCGTAAGGGCGTGCTCATAGAAGAGGACACGGCCCTTGGAGACGATATCCGCACGCTGGGCTTCTCCAGCGGAAGCATTCACGCGGAAAACATCAGCAGAAACGCTGTTAAGATTGATTCTCGGCATTGATATTCACTCCTTCCTTATGCGTAGACCGTGAAGGCCTGCACGTCAACGTACTCGAAGCTGGAAGTGGTTCCTTCGGTGAAGTTGCCAGTTCCAAGCAGTTTGAAGTACAGCGCACCATTGCCGGTCGGGGCGGAAGCTGCGGGCTTCAACTGGCCTGCATCAATGGTGAAGAATTGATTGGTGCTCAGTGCGGCATTGACGTTGCCAATGCCGAAGCGGTACGCATGGTCGCCGTCGAAGACGATCTTGGTAAACGTACCATCGCGGCCGGCGGGAATGCCAAGGCCGAGTGTTTCCGTGCCAACGGCATACATATTGCCATGCTTACCCTGAAGAAGCTGGATTTCGTAGGTATTCGCGGCATATACCACATCACCAGCTGTAGTGGTGGAAGTAGCGTCGTTCATGTACCACGCATTTTCATTCTTCACTCCGGTAAAACCGGCGCATGGAAGCTGGCCGTTTCTGATGACCAGACGGCCGGCATCACAGTCCGCGTCAGCACTGGACGCCTGATATCTGCCGGTAACATTGATGAGGTCATTGCGGGAGTTGTTCGTCACGCGGGCCTCAAATGCAGTTTTTGCATTAAACATTTCTGTTCACTCCTCTCTTACTTCGATGCAGCTTCGACGCCCCATTTGACAAGCAGACCATTTACAGATCCATCGTCTTCGCCGCTGTTGTTCTTGAACTTGTCCCATGCGTAAACTGTTCTGTTTCTCTGAGCTGCTTCCGCATCCATCTTCTCGACAGCTGCACCGCAAACCGCGTAGACGGCCTTTGCAACCTCTGACTCACCAGTCCAGTTCTTGTCCTTGTCGCAGCTGTTCGTGTAGAGGCCAGCTTCGATATCGGTCAGAATGTTGTCGATGGAACTTTCAGCAACCTTCTGCTCGCGGTTCGCATTGAACTTTGCGAGAGTTGCCTTTGCCTTGTCCTTGGCAGCATTCAGCCGACGCTTGTTTTCAAACTCACGCATGGCTTTGAGCTGCGCATTTGCAGTTTCAAGTTCCTTGTTCAGAGAATTAACCTTGCTTTCTGCTGCATTCAGACGGTCTGTGTTTTCCACGACGACCATATCCACGAAGTCCTGTGCCTCCATGGTGATGCAGTCTTCGCCCACCTGCATGGACGCATTGACAGACATGCTCTGGAAACGTTCAGGTACAATGGTTTCTGCGGAGTTCTCAATGACGTAGTATTTGTACGCGCCATTCTTCGCCATCAGGCAAACATAGACTTTTCCGTCCTTCTCGCCCGCCGCCAGAACCTTATAATCCGTAAAACGCGCCGCCAGTTCAGCAAGCTGTCTTTTGTTATAAGTTTTCAAATCTTTCACTCCTTTGTGTGATAGACTCCCGTTATCCGGGGCATTGTTCTTATCCGGGGCCTTCTGCAAAGATGCCGCTTTGAGTTTCAATGTTTTAAATTCTTCATCCAATGCGGCAAGTCGAGCGATGTTGGCCCCCGGAATAGCCGGAGCAACGCCCGCTCCTAAGATTGTGACGCCAACCCCAGACCAGACATCCTCAACTTCGACATCTCCGTCCATGTGGTTTTCGTCTATCAAGGTTTCCACAGACACATCCATGCGCCCTGTTCGCACGATTTCATCTACGGTTTCCTTTGCATAGAAAGCGAAGAGTTTTCCACGCGCCACAATCCAAGTCTGACCATCCCTCTTTTGGAGGGAGAAATCACGTTCATCATCTGACAGCGTTCCAACAATGCGTTCCGCCGTCCCATCCGTATAGGAGTTATACTGTTCACCTGTTCTTGGGTCAGTTTTGCGTTGGCTGTTGTGACCGTCGCCGATTTTCCCCATGACGTAGGCAATCAGGATTGGCCGTCCCACGAACGTCTTGTAGTATTTCTCCAGGTTCTGATAATTCCACCGGTTCTGGTTGACCCCTTCACGCATCAACCACAGTTCAACGCCAAACTCATACGGATTCAGCTTTTGAAGCACCTTGAGTTGACCGGTTGCAACTGGTCTTTTGATTTTCGTCAGCGGCATTGTCAGTCACCCTCTTCCTCGAAGAGTTCTTCAATCCAGCCGTCAAAACTGGTCGCGCTCATCTCGTGTTCGGAGTACATCTGCCACGCATACAGGAATTTCTCGTAGCTTGCGCTGTTTTCCATTTGAAGGTTTTCAAATCCGCGTCCAAGCGGATAAAGACCGTTTTTATCGCAGATCTCGACACATTCGCGAAGCGCATCTTCGACTTTCTGGAGCATGTCAATGATGGACTCAAACACACCATCCAGATTGTCAGGCCGTCCTTCGTACTCCGCAGTTGCTGGATAGATTTGCAGGATATGCCGCTGATGCAGCAGATCTCCGACTACATCGAATCGCTGAGGCTGAAGATGAGCCAATTTGTGGATGGCATTGGCCGTATTCGGCATTCCAAAGTCAATCAGAACCCATTCTTTCAGCGTATCCAGTCCACGCGCAGCATCTTGATACGCGCCGGTTACTTCCTTCGCAGCATCTCGCACAGCGGCAAGCGCACCGTTCTCGAAGTTAAACCGTTCTTTCAGTCGAGCCATTTCGTTTTCTCCTTCCTTGCAAAATAAAAGAGGGCTACCGGCACATTTCACTGTGTCGGTAGCCCTCTTCGGCTCTTCTACACCGCTCTTTCGGCGCAGGTACAATTTTTTATTTTTCCATTTTTTCCTGACTAATTGCCACTCGTTTCAGGACTTTCATGGTATCTTCCGTGATACGGTATCCGTCTTTTGTGAGCTGAATCTTCACATCACTGCCATTATTAAGCGCCCTGTTGATAATGTGGAGGTCTTCTTTCTTTACAAATTCAGTCATTTGTACCTCCATACTGGTCAATCATGGTTTCGCTTCCGTCTGTTGTGGCGTTTCCGTCACCTTTTGGACGACCGGGTGACTGTGGCGGCAGGTTGGATTTATCTTGAGCCATGTTATACGAAGTCACAAGTGGGATACGCTTGTCCAGAATTCCGCTGTTGTAAACAATATCAGACAGGCACATATCGTCCAGAACGGATCGGTCAAGCAGTGCATTATATACGATGGTATCCGGCAGAATGCCGTGCTCCATGCCATTCATGCACCGTTCGAGCATCTTTTCGTCTTCGGAGATATCCCCGAACATGACGAATTTCCAATCATACCGAGGGCCGAGTTTCTTGATGATAGCATTCATCATCCGCTCATAGTCGCGGTAGACTGTCTGCATAAATTTGCTTTCAATCTGAAGAGAGATCTGCGCGGTTCCAGCCTTTGGATCATCTCCAAGCGGGATGATCGCGCCCATGCCGGCCTGACTCATAGTGTCGCTGTATCCTTGCTTAACGATGTCCATGGCCGACGGAGCTTCCGACAGGCTTTCCAGTTTCATATTTTCAAACGGAGCCGCATACAGGCCGATTCCGCTTGTATTGTTCGTCTGCAGCATATCATACCAAATCGCTTCAAACAGAAGCCGACCGGCATTACTAAGTTTGTACTTGTCTTCTGCGGTCGCTTCTTTGTCATCTCTGTACGGGATTTCACCATGCAGAAGGCTGACCAACGGGTTCTGAATCAACTCCAACTGAATTTGCTCCATCTGAGCAAGTTGAATCATGTTGAGGAACAGTGCTGCAAACGGAGAAATTGCAGTCCGACTTACATCGTCAGCTTCAAACGTAAATACTGCATCTGCTGGTAGGTAAACCCAATAGTACCAGCGCCCATTCTGATAATAGACATCTGGGGTTCCGGCCATATCGCCGCGCGCTTGGATGCTCTGGAATTGCTGCATATCAACGCGCGTTTTTTGCGCGAAGATCAGCGAAGTGCCAGTTCCCTTGGGCTTTTGCACGACGCTACTGAAATCGTAAAGGTACGGCGTAAACAGATCACCGTATTGCTCCGGTACGCATCCCGGCTGGAGGAAGTACATCATGTTAAATGCCACGGTGTACTTGGAAATATTGTTGTATCCGGTGATTTTCGTCCAGTCACTGGGAAGCTGCTGCATGAATGCGTAGTTCACCTTGTTATGGCTCTTGTCTACGCTGTAGCGAGGATAATAGAAGACCTTCCCTTCTATGCCAACTTGGCCTACGATCTGATGCGCAGTTTCCTTCGGTTTGAATTCCTCGCGCAGCTTTTCGAGCAGCTTCCATTCGCGCATGAACTCGTCCTTTTTGGTGTCGGCCGAGTCCGTCAGCTTCGGCATCACATAGTTGTGATACGTCAGCATTTCTTGGTAGACTTTGCGAATGTGGAAAAGCGGATACGCCGTATACTCCAGAATATGCGCCACTTGCCGAAGTGGCTGTTCGCTGTCATACGGCTTTGTGAGCATTTCTGCGACCTGATCTTTTGTAAAATCAGCCGGCAGCGATGAAATCTGCTTTACACGCCGGTTCTGAATGTACGGGTTCGCAAGACCATAGCGGCCAGAATTGATTCCGGCAAACGCAGATGTGATACTGGACATTGGAACGCCCTGATTTTCAGCCGCCATCTTACGGAACCGTTCAAAAATCTTCGGAAAAGAAGAATACTGTAGCTTATTGAGTTCGCTCGTCTCTATCGCCATCTGTTATTTCCTCCCCGCCGGTCTTGATCTTCTCGCGCTCCGCCGCGAGGGCTGCCGAAAGTTGGTCAACCATTCGGCTCAGATTTTCCATTGATTGCGTCTGGTTTTGCTCCATACGCTCCCGAAGCAGCGTTGCAGCGCAGATCATAATCCAATCGCTGTCGGCTTTCGTCAGCCGCTTTACGTCCTCGCCGTTTATCTCAATGCTGCCTTTCGGCTGCTTGTCTGCCGTATAAATCAGGATATAGCCCGGTGCAATCCGGCTGAACCGTTCCATCATGGCGATTTCCACAGATTCCTGCGTTATGGTCAGCGCATAAAGCCGATATATTTTTTCCTGATTTTCCGCCATTAAAAAATCCTTCCTCCGCGTCTTTGCGTCACAAGCCTTGCGCCTGTGCTTCCTCCGGTAACGTTTTTTACGTTCCCCTTTGCCTTATACTTGGAAAGAAGCGCGTCCCAATCGCTCTTTTTACGGACCTCGCTCAAGACGAGTTCTTTTTCCAGCTTTTGAGCAAGGCGCAAGCCGTACTTTATAGCAGACCAGCTGTCTCTTTGTATTGCGCGGGAAATGCGCTTCTCGCTGAATCCAGCGCCCGACGGAACAGCCTTCAGGTTTTGAATCTGTCCAGACAGCTCTCTGGTCTTTTGGTATGGACGTGCAATCTGATAATCCAGATCATCGTCCTTGATCTTATGAATCCGCTTGTACGCCTCCACGCCCTCACGGGTATTCATCGTAAGAAGCTGTACGTTGTGGTTATCGAACTGCGTCTGCGCGTACCGAATCATTTCAACATCTGGGTCTGTAACGCCGCTGCCACCGGCTTTGATCGGATAGATGATTGGCAACGCTCCATCCTGTTCCAAAGCCACATATTCGGTATGGTCTAAGATACACAGCGGCGGCAACCCATCACCGAGGTCTTTCATAAGGTCTTCAATGACCGCCTTGCCGTACTGCCATCCGTCGATTGCAATATAGGTGGTGTTGCCGCCATCAAAGCAAAACCGATACCAGACGTCTTTCAGTTTTCGCGCCTGTTTCATAGCGTTATCCGGTGGGGGCCAATCGTCTAGCCACACCAGCTGCTTCAGGTATCTGTCCCGTTTCAGGAAATCATCTTGCTTCGTAAGCTTCCAAACGCCAACAGCGCATTTTGCGTTCTTTTTTGCGTCTTCATAGGAAACGTCGTAGCAGACGATGTATATCACGTCTTTTGGGTCTGTTTTGTTTCCGGGGTATTTGCAGCAATGCTGACGTTCCATGCTTTGCAAGCAGCAGCTTTCAGAAAGACTTTCATCCGAGATAATAGGATATTCATCTGCGCCGGTGTATCGACTTTCCATCTCACGCATCCAGCGCTCCGGGGTCAGCTTAGATTTGAGTTTCTGCGCCCAGGAATACGGACGCATCTGCTGCAAAACGACGCATTCCCAGCTCATGTCATAAGCGAACGCGCTTTCTCCGCGATACATTTCTTTAAGGGTATCGCATCGAACTTGGAACGACGGATGTTGTTTCCGTCCAGCACTTGTGATAGAGTGGTTTTTATATGAAACGAAGTTCTGATCTGGTTTTCCATCTACATTGTGCCGCAAACGGACTGCCGGCAGAACAATCGTCGAATACTCTGTAAAATCAAATGGTGGATTTTCTTCCTGCGCAAATTCTTCTGCTGTCACGTCGTGGATGTTGTCACCGCGAAATGCAGAGATGTAAAACGCACTTCCTAGGTCTGTTTCAATTTTAAAATCGTCTTTACTCTCTGCCGTAACGCGCCATCCTTTTGCCAAGGCGGGATAATCGTGTGCAATCTGTTTGAATTGCTTGCTTCCAATAAGCGCCATCTGTTTGTATGAAGGCCCATAATATGCGCTTTGCGTTCCCGGCCAAACCAAGCCATTCAGCATTGCATACTTGAATTTTGTGCTTGTCTTTGTAATTCCGCGCGTTCCTGTGAATGCCACATCTGCGTTTCTCGCGTATGCCCGCATCATCAGGCGCTGCATAATTTCTTCATTCGCATAATCCGCATATTCGTCACGAAATAGGTCGCATCCCTTGTCTGGATACCAGCGGATTACCCAGATTAAGAATGCCCACCATTCGGACTCAAACGATGTATAATCGCGTTGCTCAACCTCTCGTTTTTGAATCCATCCGATGCCTAACCGGGCGACCAAATCTTGCCATATCTTCTAGCCACCCAACATCACCGTCCTATTTCTTGTCACCTTTCACCGGGGGCATCCTTATAAGTCCCAGTTTGTCATATGCTTCTTTTTCCTGCTCATTTGGTTCTACCGCGAACTCTCCAAGTTCGTCGTGGATTCTCATTTCATCAGGAAGCATAGACAGTTCCGGCATTCCGTCGTTTTGCCGCATTCTGTTTTCGTTAATGAGAATCATTTGGTCTACTGCGTCTGCTGTGTAGGGATATCTAGGCTTTCTGCCAAAGAAATACTCAAACATTTCGTCAGGACTGCACTGCTTTCCGTTTTTCATCAGACCAGCTTTTTCGAGTCTGTCTGTAATTTCATCCAGACGAACAATGTCGGCAGGCCGAACATCCTTCTTTCGAAGGTTTTCGCTTGCGAGATTTTCCTGAATCATGCCTGACAGTTTCTTCGCAGCGTCAAACTTTCCAGCGGCTGTCATATCGTTCATCTGTTTCATCCAGCGTGCAACGTTCCGAAGAATAAGCTGCTGTTTTGCACTGACGGCATCTTCCCCACCGAAGTCTGATACGAGAACTTCATAAATGCGGTCAAATTCCGCATAGTCTTCATTCGTATAGTCGGTTCCCCAATCCTTCCGCTGCCTCACCGTGCCAGCTTTGGCCGACTGCGCATTTTTTTCTGCATAGACGGCCTTCGTAAACTCTCCGTCTTTCAGACCCTCGCCAAATATCTTCGTGATGTCGGTCAAGCCATCGAGGAAGCCGTAACGCTCGCCGCTCTTGCTGGCATCCAGTTTCTTGATATGGAGGTTATCGAGGTACGAAAGCCACTTGTCTCGCCCTTCATCGCGCGGCACGCAGTCGCGCGCAAACGGAACATCATACTTGACGCAGCAGTAGAAATATGCAAGACTTTCCGAGGTCTTTTTTGCAAGCTGCGCATAATATTCTTGCTGTTCCAGTTCACTGACGTTTTCGCTCATTTTTCCTCCAAATATAGCAAAAAGCGCTGTCCCGATACCTTCCCCATAGGGAAAGCACCGGAACAGCGCGTAAGCACCTCTGTTTATTTTGCTTAATTATACCATACAATCAGCAAAAATGCAAGAGAAGTTGCATATTTTTGTTTTAGTACCGGCTAAAACGGTCAGATTCTTTCATTGAAGCGTTCAGAAAATCCGTGGCAATCTTCACACGCGCAGTTAGTTTTCCGAACTGATTTAGGATGTAGTCCAGTGCCTTTTTCTTGGCATTTTCAAAGTCTTCCGTGCCAAGTGCATGATGCGATATATCGAGCGGTTTGTATCCAAGAAACCACAATCCTCCACATCCTGCATAATGGTGGATTATGACTTCTGTACCTTCGAGTTTAAACATAGTCCCGTTCTTTGCATCTTCACCGATTCTCGCGTTACTTATCCACGTCATTGTCAGTCTCCACTTCTTGCTCTTTGAGCCATTGCATAGTTCCCTGGTTGATTTCTCTAATAGCGGGTTTTGTTCCCTCTCCGCCGCCTTTCCCCGGCATGAGTTCAACGCTGCATTTAATTATTCCAGATTTATAACGCTGACCGCATGCTGACGTCGTATTTTTCATTGTTCGTTCACCTTTCTATCCGGTAATATTTTTGCTTGGCAGTTTTTTCGTTTGAACCATTTTCATTGGGTTCACAACTTTATTGACCCATTTTTCACCGTCCCATTGCTTAACCGCGTAAGGTTCAACTTTTAGTTGAGTCTCCGACACGGGAGATTCCAGAGCAAAGTACCCACCACAGTATTCGCATTTAGATTTCCATGGTGAATGTGGTGCGCCACAGTTTGGGCAAACCGTTCTGTAAAGGCTCTGCGCGGTTTTATCCGATAGTCCCTTCACCGGATGATCTTCGCAATCTAAGGTGAGTGTCCCAATCAGTTCGCCGTTTTTCGCGTAAATCTCCTGCGGCTTTTCGTTCAGTTCATCGTCGTGTTTCTTTTCAAGATCTCAGATGCGCCGTTCTGCGTTTGAGTAGAAGTCTTCAAATTTCTCATCATCGTCCATGAACTTCTAACCTCCCCGCGATATACGACACGCGCAAAGCAGTTGCCGTCAGCACGCCAATATTTTCGTGTTTACTGTCATTTCTCAGTACGTCTACCTCGAACGTGACATCATATGTCCCATCGCCATTCCACTTCTGAGAAACAAATCTGCACGGTGTTCCTTCCAGAATCTTAGAGAAATCTACTCCGGGGCCGATTTCTTTGAGGAAACTGAAGTCTCCGTTCAAACTCTCCAACCAGTCCGTGATCTTCTTCAGATCGGCAAGCGATTCTTCCCAACATCGTTCCCGTTCTTTTTCCTCCCAACCGCGACGTTTCTTTTCAGCAACTTTCTGCCGTTCTTTCTGCTTCCATCTGGCATCACGCCACCTCTGGTCATGCTTCGCCATACGTTTCCTCCATCCCGTCCGTCAGGATTTCAATCGCTTCTGGTGTTCCATACACGCATTCTGGTGTTCCATACACGCATTCTGGTGTTCCATACACGCATTCTGGGAGTCTGGCATCTTGAAGTCGTCTCAAATCTGCAACAGCATTGGCATATCTCACAATGTCACCATGTTTTACAACGCCCGGAAGCATAAACACAGCATATTCCTCTCCACGCGCTTTAACGCGTTCCAAAATATTCTTGATGCACTTCTCGTCGATGTCAAAGCCCTTTTTCACCTCATAAACACCGCCGGTGATTGTGTTGCATACAAAAATGGTCTTAGCTTCATCTTCTCTCATTTGTTATACGTCCCCAGTACGCCGCGTTCCGCCCGATCATCGGCGCGTTTCGCCATCCACATGAGGGCTTCTTCAATATGTGTGATTGCGCAGGCGTTCTCCCGCGTGGCAAATTCGCCCTTGTTGAAGGCCATCAGCCTATCACGAACGATTTCCAAAAGGTCAGCATCCAAAACACCGCGACGCGCATTCGGGTCGTTTCGAGCACCTTTCTGAAATTTTATCTGTGCAATCACACTTTTTCTGTCCACATCCATCACAGTGTAATCGTGATAGCCACCTCCGAGTCCTTCGTTATCACTCCGAAGGATGGCGTGCGGGTTATTGTGCTTTTGAATCGTCGATAGCTTTACCATATCGTTCCTCCCATTTATCCAAAGGTTCTTTCAGAATTTCTACCGATGCAAGTTCACCGTTTACAAACTCGCATCCGCAGTAGCTGGTCGAAATTACAATTTCAGTAATATCGGGCCGTATGCTTTTCAGAAGTCCAACGGGATTGCCGTTGAACGTCACAAATGGCGCATTCTCTGGCCGATATTCCTTAATTGGGGCTTCCGGCGCGGCTTCCAGTTTGTTCCTGAATCGAAGCAATTCATCGACATCTTCCGTGTCCGGTAGCTTGCCATCTTCTTTCCGCATTGAATCAAGAGCTTCATCAATGCTTGCGATCAGTTTGGTTGCGTTTATGTACCTATCCATGTGGTGTCAATCTCCTTCCCGTCGAATACCGCAACAAGCGAAATGATTCCGACTTCAATTTTCTCGATTTGCAGCTCGTCCGTAATACGATCATCCACAACGAAGCGATCTTCCTTGTTCGGCCTAATTTTATTGCCATCATCCAGCAGCGCTGTTACGTCAATTTTTGCTTTGTATAGCCGCCCCGGCAGTCCATCTCTGAATCCAACACGGCCAGCGTAGTCAGAGAACGTATTGACACCATATCTGATTTTTATCGTGAAGGATTGCCGGTTTTCTTCCCGCTTATAGTTTGACGCAATGAGAATGATGTACGGCCCAATGCTTTCCACCGGAAAGTCAAAGTTTTCTTTCGGTGGGAAGCCAGCATACTGTTTAATTGCCTCGCGCAGTGTCATTCAAATTCAAACCTTTCTTCCACACCGATGATCTTCGCCCCGCACTCGCAGAGTGGATACCTTTGTTTCAGATTCCGTGCGTCGATATAGTTGAAGAACCATTTTTTCTGTCCACATTTCGAGCACGTCTTCCAATAACGCTGCACACCCGGCTTGCACTCGTCCGTGACGATCCAGCTGGCCGTTCCCATCGGGTAGTCGATGTACCCCATCGCCCATCCACCTTCTCCGAAAACGACAATGCTGCCGTCTTCGTCATCCATGACAGCAGAAAAATGGACGCCATTTGCGCATGGGTTCACTTTCAGTTCCCTATACCGGCTATGCTCGCTGATATCAGCCTGATTCATCGGCGCAACTACAGGTTCTTCATTGACAGTCTCATCATATGGTGGTTCGGACATTGCACGCACTTTGTCCATGAGATCGTCGAATTGTTCCTGCGACATTGCCTTGATTTCATTGAAAACTGATTCCAGTTTCATCATTGCGTCCTCCCTGACAATTTTAGTGGCATCGTTCATGTTCACGTTCTCTGTCCGCTACATCACTGACAGCGTCAATGCTTTTGAAATCGCCGCATTTGTACAGGCTGTACACGATACGATTCCATTCTACCTCTGAAAAGCGTTCGCCTTTGTGCTTTTTACACCGATGCGGATAGAGATACCCCTTCTGGCATTCGTGGAATGCGCAGGTCGCACAGCAATCAACCATCTTCGTCAGCTCCAAATCGCTCGTCATATTCTTCCGGCGTGATGAACTGAATATCTTTGCCGGTATAGCCAGCTACGTCAAGGCGCATCAGCTCTATCAGCGTATCTTTATTGACACACTTGCACAGAGCTTCATACGGGATTGTGTTTTTTGACTCGAAGCTCATCTGCGCTCCAAACTCTCCTCGGACGGTAAAACACACTCGATTTTCAACCATTTTCGTTCCTCCTATTCCAAGCTTTGATAGCTGCCCGCTTTGTGCCCTTTATCGGTCCACTTGCCCCGCAGTATGTACAGCGGCATTGATACATCACTTCCGGGTATATGTCTGCATTAAACTGGTGTATCTCATCAAGATACACCGGCCAATCCACAGAGCACTTGTGGCAAAATGGGCAGTTACTCGGTTGCTCCATCTACATACCTCTCATTCCACGCACGGATAGCCGCTTCAACGTATGGTGCGAAAAGCTCCGTCTGCCTTTGGCATACTGGAGATTTCGCGTCATATGTCGGTCCCCATGCACAGCCATACGGATTAGGGTTAATCAACGGCTCCGTTCTGATAGGCTTGCCCCGGCTGGCGCACCGGTTGCAAATGATTTGTACGCGGTACACAATTTTCTTGTCGCCTCTGTAATTCTGACCTGCGAAGCGAGCATCCTTGAAACTCACCCGGCCGCGCCCGCCGCAGAACGGGCAACTACGAATTTGTTCCATCATCGTACCTCCGGTTCCACGCATCCACGGTTTCGACGTATGGGTTAAGCGACCATTTGTGCTTAAACTTAAATGTCGTTTCGCACTTCTGGCATTTTACATCCAGCATCATGACCTTTTTTCCATAGTTGCAGGTTCCACCCCGTTCCTCGACTTCTCCACCGCAGAACGGGCAGCCTTTAAGATCGTTCATTTTCCCTCCTATTCCACACTTCCGCAGCTTCTTCCGGTGTGTCGAACCAGTTTGTGCATGGTTCGCATTTGCACACGTCCCCGCGATTTTTACAGGCCACAAGGAATCGATTGTGCGTGTATGGTTCACTTATCATCACGGCTTTCCCTCCGCAGAATGGGCAGCACTTGAGATCAGTCATGTTCTTCCCTCGCTTTGCATGGAAGGAAGCACGTTTCGCAGGGCGGTATGTCGCACTCACCGCTCCGAACAAAAGGACATTCCTTTACTTTACAGTTCATTTTTCCTCCTGGCCTTCTTGGCTTCTTCCTGATTTAAGAACACTTTTGTTCCGAAATCTTCCTCTGTGAACTCCCAATGCGCGCCACTCCAATCATCATAGACGCACGGCGCAACGACCTTCACATACAACCCATCGGAAGCGCGGCAGATCATGATACGTTTGCATTTTGTTTCTTCGATGCCGATCAAGCTGTCAGATGTTAGAACAAACAATTTATCGCCCGGTTTGCATGGCAGAATAACGCTCATGCCTGCTTTATCGGCCTTTATCAGATCGATGATGTGATCCAGTGATAATCCGCAGGTCTCCAAGATGGTATTGGCTTCTGCCGCCGCTTTGCAGCCTTCTGGAGGCAGCATGGAATCTTCATAGTTTGCAAGTTTCTCCCATGCAGCCTCTTCCCACTTGCAGCCGTAAGCGCAGTTCCCGCCGGCTTCGAGGCATTCCTTGCTTTTGAAATGTGTGCAGCATACGCCGTTTTCGTGGCTTGTTTCACTGCTCCGTAATGTTAATCTCTCCAAAGTTCCCTCCCAGCACCTCATGCCGTTCGATTTCCGCGTTGATGCAAAAGACATCGCTGTACGGATCTGCATCTTCATCCTCGCAGACCAAAAGTGTCTGCTCTGCCGTTCCGACGTGTTCTCTGACGATGTACCAGACACCGAGATTTGGCTTGCAGTAACCGATGCGGATGATTGTTCCGTCGCTAAACCACAACCGTACATCCTTGTCGAAGCAGTCAATACTACCATCATTGTAGTTGCTGTTTTCGATTTCGACCGTATCGTCGCTATAACCATAGATTGTTACCACTGGTTTGTTTCCCTCCCTTGTCCAGTTCGGATTGCTGGATTCCACCTCATATGGGCCGACATTTCGGAACCTGTTCTGCAAATCGAGGTTAAACATATCCGACGGTGTTACTTCCACGACTTCGCTATCGCAGACCGTTTTCGCGTGCTGCTTGTCTTTGTCGTGAAATTTTAAGATGAATGCACCGGTATCAGGTGCAACACCCATGATCTCCACGGAGAAGTTACCCAATACTCGGTAGAACTCGTCCTGATCGATTATCGACCGCAACACGTCCTTATGAAGTTCAAGTTGCAGATTATCGCAGATACGCGCACACATAAAATCCTCCATTTTTTCCCCCCTCTGATGCTGATATTCTCCGTTCCTCTTGAATCAGCCATGCCAATTTCTTTTCCATTTGCTCATTACGGAGCAACCACCTTTTTTCCTCTCCCCAAGGAAATCTTCTGAATCCCGGTACATCAATCGGTTCATCCGATTCGAGTTCAAGGATTCCGAACAGTGGGAAAATTCTAATCCACTTTCCGGGGTAAAACCTGTTGCGCCATTCGTTTTCCTTTTCAAGATATATCACGGAATTTGATTCATCGGTAATGATGAATTTCATTTCATCGATATCAATAAGATCGCCCGAAACATGGTATTCTTCAAGGATATACGTCACGGGATAGAAGATCTTGCTGTCAATTCTCCTGAGTATGACACTCATTCCGCCGCCTTTGCGATGATAGCCTCGCGGACTTTCACGCTCCGCCCCATCTTGTCTGCGAGAATTGCTGCCGCTTGGCTTATAATCGCGTCTCGGTTTTCTGCGAGCGTGTCCGCTACGAGATTCTGCGCCCATGTAGATATCGGATCGCTGGCAGGATTCGCATTTCCGTATCGGTATGCTGTGAAAACTTTATTGATGATTGCCTGTTTGATCTGTGCTTCGATAGTCTTAACGCCGCTCTCCATTATGGTACGCTTGATTGCCTCGTCATCGATGTTGATGCCAAACTGTACAATATGCTCCATTAACATTCCTCCGCATTCAGATAGTTGATGATTTCGTTGATTTTGACTGCAAGATCTGTGACCGTTAATTTTGTGCGTTTCAGTATATCAAATTCACCGCGTTCAGTTTTTACATCCCCGTCTGTCGAGATCGTCACCTTCGTTGCTCTTGCTTTTTCAATCTTTCCGAATTCAATCGGTTCGATTCTCTGCTTTGTCAGGCTCTGCTTTGTCATTCTCTCTTTCTGGAACGGGTTGTGATACATGCCAATTTGACGGTAGTGCCGCCACAAATCGGATTCGCTTCCAGCAAAGAAGCCACGGTCTCCGCTTCTGATGGACGGGCGCGTGATTTCCCAATCGAAGGAGAATTGCTCCTTGCCGTCAACAGGCACTGTTTTCCCAACTGTTTTTACTACACCGACATTCCCATGCAGACTTTCTACATAATCTCCGGATTTAATTATCATATACACTCCTCCACATCAGTTTTTCCGCAGTCCAGATAGACTGTGACCATCTTGCCGCATTGTTCGCAGGTTATTTGCACGTTTGCATTCGGAGAATTTATTACGGCGGTTCTTCCCTTATGCCTGATTTCAACAGTTCCATTTTCCCAGCATACACCTAGAATATGTCCGTGAGGGCATCGAATTAACGTTGATTGACGTTCCTGCTTGACACTCCCCACGGCTAAAGCCGGGGGATTCTCGCTTCTACGACCGCTGCCTGCACTTGCGAGGTCTACGCAATCTCCACGAGCGTTAATTTGGGCGTGTCCCGTCCTATTGTTGTTCTCCATAAGGATTCCTTTCTACGCCAATAGGCGTAATCCTTCACTCAAGATATTCTTCGCGGCGTTGATATCCCGGTCATGGCAATTCCTCCACATAGCACCAGATCTGAGGTGGCTTCTGCACAAAGCATCCAGAGTCCGTGCATTTATCGCAGTCTGGGATGGCAAAACCGAGATCTGAATACGCGCACTCCCGAAACCACTTTTTGAAGGTGTTGAGCGGCAGCGGCTTATCGTAGAGTTTGAAGTCCGAAATATGCCATCCGCATAATCCATGTGCGCCGTTTGCATACGTCCGAATTTCATCGGCAGTCAGGCAAGTGTGCCGGACATCATCTTCGTTTAGCCAAAATCTGCTGTTTGAAAAAATGTTCGTTACCCTGTCGCAGACAAACTCCCCAATGACCTTGCTATTTCCCGGATATAGCCCGCCCACATCCTTCGCATTAAAAACGTCTGTTGGTTTTTCAGGAAACAGTTTTCTGTCTTCTGGATTCAATATCCAAAGCATGTCAGGTCCATGTGTGCAGTAGACGTACACCTTAAATGGTGCGTCCAACCGGGGCTGTCCCTTACGAACCTCGATTGTCTTTTCACCATTGGCAATCTTCGAGCACCACTTTGGTCTGATGCTGATGAGCACTGCTTGGCTCATTCCTTCACCTCCACGCATTCGTTCCACCGAATGTTTACCCTGTACCCGTTGACGTTGATAACGTATCCATGGTACTTTCCGTCGTATTTTTCCGCTGCATACAGCGCACCGATTTTCGGCCGCATCTGCTGAAAAATCGGGATATCCTTCGTAATTTTTATCGTGACCTTCTCATGTGCCAAGTCGCCCGGCGAGCTAGTTTCTTTCCACTGGCTCCACATTCCGTTGCGCCGCGCGAAATTGAAGCAAGTCTGACTACAGAAATAACTTTTTTGTCCGGGTTCCCTGATTCGCGTCACACGCTTCCCGCACACCGGGCAGACAAACTGCACATTTACCGACATTGATCTTTCTCTTTAGCGGCTTCCTCAAACGGCCTGTACTCAACCTTCTCTGGCTTCCCTTCCCAGCTCCATCCGCAGTTGAAACACTTCTTCTGCGGGATAGGCGGGAACGTAGCGATCACGATATTCTGCAGCTCTGCACCGCATTTAGGGCAAGTTTCAATGAGAATGCTCATTCAGATTTCCTCCGTTCATAGAAGAATTCGTTGTACGCATCGTAGCGTTCTTGAATGTGTGTCGTGGCAACTGCACCGGCCGTCTGGTCGATTAGGACGTCGAAAAAGCATTTCCCGTCTCCACACGGTTTCATTTCCGCGCAGCCCGCACGATAGACGCATTGTGGGACCAGAACATCTGCGATCTCCGGTTCAACCTCATGCAGGGCCGCCTTGAAGTCCTCTGCATACTGTCGCGTCTCTGTTGAGGACTGGCGGCACAAACGTTTCCGCATGGTGTCGATTAGCGCCTGCACATTTGCATCGCCCGTGAAGTCAACAGGCGCGTCCTGCGGCAGTTTGTCGCGGTCAATGCCCGTCCGGTCTGAGCGCTGTGTTCTGATGAAACACTCCCATTTGTGGCGGCTCCAATGCGTAGCAATCCAACTTTTGATTCCCTTCCATATCCATTTGACGGAAATGTCTCTGATTGTAGAATGCTCCGCAATCAGGATCTTCCGTTTGAATTCCGTACTCGGCTCATGGTCGAGCGGCGGCTTTCCAACCGTTGACCGGCAATCTGAAGCGACCTCTATCCAGTCACCTTTGATTTTCGTAATTTCAGTTTTCATGGATACATCACCTGCTTTCTTATTCTGATTGCTTCTTCGCTCTGCATGATATCGTCTTCGGCTGCAACATAGCCGACGATTGAGTGATGAAACGCGACCGGTGCAAAGTCTCCGAGATCGATGCGCAGTCCGGCCGGATAACCATAGTAAAATCCCTGGACACGCAGTTTTTTAATGCACAGCCCCGTATCGTACAGACAGTAGTCACCGATTTTGCACGGAATTGTGAGCGTTTGTCCGCCGTTCAGTGTTTTCATTTTGCCTCCTTGTCACATGGTCTTCGCAGCCACTCAACGTATTCATCTCGGATGTCGGGACATTCCCAATCGGTTATTCCGAGACGGCAAAGCATCTCTTTTACTATCCCAGAAATAGCTCCGTACAGAATGTCCGCAAGCTGATTGTCGTCTGCCTGCCTGATGTATTCTCCATTAGTTAGCGGGTCGGTGTCGATTCCTACCTTTTCACGGTTCGCGGCGCATTCGCTCCCGCGATATGCCGCAGTGCAGTTTTTTACCGGGCAGTTATAGCACCCTGCTTCCATCATGGGCAGCATGGCTGTCCCTCCTTCTGTTTCTCCAGATACTCTTTCAGCAACTGGCATTTTTCCATACAGCTCTTTGACTCCACTTTCCCGTTTTTGTATCCTACCACTGACCCCCATCCATGGTCACATCCATCGCACGGGTTTTTGCCTATTGGCTGTACAAGAGATTCCAATCGTTTTACTTCTGATGCAAGTAACTCAAGTTGTTCTGCGGCAGCTTCATGCAGTTTGATTCTGCACCCTTCCACATTCACGAACGGACACATCGATTCGCAATCAAGTTCCCCTGTCGTGTCATAGCAGCAACGTAGTCCACGGATAATATCGTCCGTTCTCATTCTTTCACCTCATAGCAATCTTTTAAGCCTGGATTCCGTCGGCAGCACGAACATTTCTGGTGCCTTCCGTTCCATCGGCATCCCTCGCACTCTCCCAGCGTGATGCAGCCGAAATAGTCAGGATGTTCATTGATAATTTGGTGCAGTTTCAGCAGCGCATATCCGGCCGTCGGCGAAGATTTGTTTTCAATCAACGCCATATCCAAATATGCAGTTAAGTTCCCAGCATGAATGTGCTTAGCCATCTTTCTGCACTCCAATCAAATACTTCCAAGCATCGCCGGGATTTTTTTCATCCCCGAAGTGCCGCTTTGTGACTGCAATACAAAACGGCTCGATCTCGCTTGCCCACTTGACACTGTTCCAGCCGTTGAACTGCATCCAGATCAAAGGGAATCCACCCAATCCGTCGAATAAACTGCCCAACGTCGCGTCGCGCTCATACTGCGCACAAAGCCGTTTCAGTACCCATTTCCACGGTGGCAGGGCGATGGAATTTCCAAGCGCTCGATACCGCGCACTGTCCGATGATTCCTTGTGAAGCTTTCCCTTTTCGTCTGTCCATGCTCCGATGTCTGTCCAACCATCAGGGAAATTTTGCAGCCGTTCGCACTCCAGCGGTGTCAAGCGGCGCACGATTCCGCGCTCTCTGCAAACATTATTTAGGTTGCACGATGCTCCACCGTTGCTTTTTGCTTGAAGGGTACCGTTTACATCTCCGTTTTCTGTCCCATTTCTGCAATCGACGCTTGCAACGTATGCTGCCATATCGGTTTTGAATGGGTCGTTGGCTCTAGCTCTAAGCGATGGAGCGATCTCTGACGACACCACGAACATATCATTGTATGCGTCCTGACCGTTGTAACTTCCTGCATGAGCGCCTGGTGAAAGTGTCCCTGTGACTTTCTGATATGTCAGCGGCACTTGATTGCCGCCAGTTCCCATTCTGCTTTGCAGTGTCGGAACAACATCCCCACACTCGCGAATCACGTCGTTTGCATGGCTCATGTCCAGAATTGCGATACCGCCCTGATTCTTGGATGGATCGGTTGAAGTGGTATCAAGCGTCTTCGCTATTTCGACTTCTCTGCACCCGCTATTGGGGTTTGGAGATTTCATGCTGTTGGATGCAAGAGAATCGAGACTGTACACAACTGCTGGCTTATTTCCGCCGCACTCTGCGTTGAGCGTCGGTGACTTTTCTTCTTGATATCCGATGCTCCGTGCCTGTTCGCTATTGCCAAGCTTGAATCCCGCGCAATATATGCCGTGCCTGTCGGCAGCCGTGAGCGTCGGAGCGGGTTCTCCGTCGTGTCCCACTCCGAGTCCGTTTCCCGCACCATCGTCTTTTCTGGTGTCGCCACCGCCAGAGAATCGAGTTGCCTTGTCGTTGATAGGTACACAGAAAACGCTTTGTCTATTCTGACCGCTATTTTCCTGCGCTGGAAGCATAGGCCAAATTCCGTCCGCGCCGTATACACGATTTGTCTGCGTATCATACGGGGTCAGGCATCTTGCCCATTCGCCTGATTCGTGAGTGCCGCTTTCAGTGCCTCTGGAAGGTCTTTCCCCCGCTTCTCTGCCCGTCTCAGGATGCCCATACACGCCTTTGGTGTTAAAGAGTATTTCGTGTGCGGTCGTTCCTCCAAAATCTGCGACAAGCGCGATTCTACGGCGGCGTTGGGGCACTCCCCACCATTGCGCGTCGAGCACGCGCCAAGCCACACTCCATCGTCCGTCCACGTCCCTGTACCCCCCCCAAGTCGGCCATCCCTTGTCAGGCACTTGAATATCGGGAGCTTCCGGCTCTGCGACGCGGATTGCTTCTTCGAGGACTGCCGCGAAGTCACGGCCTTTGTTTGAGCTGAATGTTCCTGCCACATTTTCCCATACCATGTATCTTGGTCGAACAAACTCACCTGTCCGTCCGGTCTTTCTGTCATGTTCTCGCATCTCCTTGATAATTCTGATTTGTTCCATGAAAAGGCCAGAACGTTCGCCTGCAAGTCCTTTGCGCTTTCCAGCTATTGATAAGTCCTGTCTAACAAGGTGAACCACCAATTATGCAGTCAACCGGTTCGATTTCCGCGCCGTTGATTTTGCAAATATCGCCAAGATGAATCACCTAAATCACCCCCAGTTTTTTCTTGTAGTTGTATACGGTCTGCCGAGTTACACCAAGTTCCCTACAGATCTTTGCCTGCGGTATTTTCAAGCGTAGCATTTCCTTCAGCCGTTCCAAATCAAACTCTCCGCCTACGTTCGGCCTTCCTTGCTTCTCCTTTGTGCCGCCGTCAAGGCAGTTGCAGCACTCAGTGTCCGCATAAGGACAGTGATAAAGGCAGAAATCAATTTCGTCCTGCGTTTCTTTCGTTACCCTCTCCGGCGTGTCTGACCTGTAAATGCTTTTCCATGGTGCTACCGCCAATCTGAATACATCTTCACGCATAGATTCCATTGATTCTGCCTCCAATTCAAACTTCCGTTATTCTGATTCCGTGTATCCAGAGCATTAGTTTCCGCTTCAGTACAAACTTCGCATAAGGTGCCGAAGACGGATTCCTGTAGCCCTTCGAGTCCTCCACGACTGTTTCTCCATCCTTCTCGTAAACGAAATCGGCAACATATGTCACCTGCCGTTCGAGAAGAATGCGCTTGTCTTTGATTCTCGTTCCGCGTTTCCCGTACTGCTCGACGGTTTTGTACTGTGCCGGAATCAGGAGGTATTCTTTCTGCCATTCAAGGTTCTGGATAACTCCCTGCTTTTCCAGAAGTGCAAGATCGTCATAACGGTCTGCTTCCCGCTTGCTGTCAAAGGTCTTGCCATCGCGAGTAACCTTCTTGTTTCGCAGTTTTGGTGGCTTATCGGTTTTGCCCTTTTTCACAGCTACTTTCCGGTTTTCGGCCTTGTCCGAGGACTGTATTGACGCCCTCCGCTGCATTTCTTGTATGAGCTTTTGCTCCGCCTGCCGTCTGTATGGCTCCGGCAAGTCAGATAGGCTAATTCCCTTTCCCATTGAAAAGTCCTCAAATTGTCAGCTCGTAGTCATCGCCACCAGCTACTTCTCCGTCATCCGTTTCCTGTGGTTCTTCTCCCTGCATGGACTGACAAAGCTCCCAAAACGCATCTACGAAGCAGGTGTTGAATGCCCGCATGAATTCTGTCCTGTCGTGCATATAGCCTTTTGCCATCGCGTTTGCGAACGCAGTCCAGAGGCAGTCGATCATTTCTTCTCGATAGTCGTCGCTCTGAATGGCAATCTGCTCAATTCTCAGTTCTGCCCATGTTTTTTCCTCACCGGCGCTGTTTTTGTATTCTTTGCTTGACCATCTTCCAGCGATTAAAACCTGATCGCCCTTCCGAACGCGCTGCGCGATATTGGTTTGAGGAGATTCCCCTAATGCGAGGACGTTCATGAACTTTTTTTCCTCGTATGCTACGCCAAATGTGACTTTTGGCATCGGGGGTTTGTTGTTTGAACCCTTTGTGTATTCGAGTTTTGCGTCCCGCGTAACCTTTCCCCATATGAGCATGGTTTCGCATGACTGCCGTTTTGGGTCTTTTGGGTCCTGTGTGACCCCGCCATTTATGATTGGCCTCATTACTCACCACCACCGAAAAAGCCATCGTCCGTGTAGGACGTTGCTACTGCTTCCGGCTTGCTTTCGGTTGCTGCCTTTTTCCGCTTGACGGGTGCAGGAGCCTGTACTTCTTCCTGCTTGGCATCATTTCTTCGATCAAGTTCAGCGCTCACGGCAGTTTCATCGAAGAAGTCATCGTCCGATGCAGCAGTGATAGCAGGAGTTGTCGAAACCGTGCCAGTCACTTCTCCAGTTGACTTGTCAACGTTGATAATCGGCATATCTGGAATTACACCATCTTCGGAGTCGTTTTCCATTGCATAGCGGATTTCATTGGAAAGCGGCGCATAGCCGGAGTTCAGGAGGCTGCGGAGAACGGTTTTACGGCACATCTTGTCTTGCCCATACCCAATGTCGTTCCAAGGTGAGGATTTCCGCATCTTTTCTTCCTCTTCTTTTGTCATTTCCCCAGAAGTGAACTTTTTGAACTTTTCAAGATCAAACGCTTGTGAATACCGATCTGCATGGAACAGAAGCTTGTTCATCGACCAAAATTCCGGTCGGAACATTCCATCTTTCAATTCGAAATAGGCATAGTACCCGATTACTTGTGCTGCTTCACGCTCTTCATCCGTAGAGTAAACGTTGAAGTCAAAATTTGGCTTTCCAGTGCGCGAATCGCGTCCCATGTACTCGCCTTCTCGGATGTCAAGGCAATCTATATCGTGGTACTGCTTAGTCGCAAGGGCCAACGCAATATAGCCTTTATACGAAATGATAAAATTACACATCCGCCCGAAGGGAACCAAATGGTAGTGAATGTTGAGTATCAGGCCCATTCCTTCTCCGCGAAGTGCAGCTGCTACGACGCTTCCGGGATCACATTCCTTTAACTGGTCAGAAGAATTCACCGCTTGAATCAGCGTCGATGTAAATCTCGCTACAGCTTTGGGGTCTTTCAAAGATTTTCGGATAAGCTCCTGCATCGCATTGGACGTGATAGCGTTTGAAAACGTCTGCGTCTTTGCAGGCGGTGTAAGTCTAGTTGTTGCGTTCATATTTCACATTCCTTTCGTATATCAGTCTCCGAATTTTGGTACACGGCAGAATCGGATGCCGTTGGTGTTCAGCCAGTCCCGAAGTTTGATTTTCTGCTCATTGGTAACGTACACTCTGAAATCGAGCACAGAAACCGGTTCCGCTTGTGCGTTTTCCATCCCCTCGACGTGAGAAAGATTTGACGAATTCAGCATTTCTTCCGCCCGGCGCGCAGTTTCTTCTTCGATTTTCCGTTGTGCGTCCCTTTCGGCCTGCTCGCGCTGTGCCTTTTCCATAGCAGCTTCGTGCGCCGCAATCGCCTCACGTCTTGCGCGTTCGGCTGCTTCTTCGGCAGCTCTGCGTGCTTCCCGCTCCTTTTTCAGCCTATTCAGTTCTCCGCCGCGCCGCATGGCCGCTCCAAGGTCAAGCGTTTTCTGATATTCCAGGAAGATTTCACTCTCGAACTCTCCGCCAGCTTCTGTGATGGTTGCAACGTTCTCTGCAATGGTGCTCACAGCTTGCTGGATGTCCGATTTCGCCGTTTCCATGTCATAAGTGGCATTCATCCAGCGCGGGTTTTCAATCCGTTCAAATTGAAGCCACGCTTGCTGATTGAGCGATTCAAAGAATGCTTTGAGTTCTTCCCGCTTCTCTGTTTTCCGTTTTTCATCAAAAGCCTTGACCTGTACATCAATGTTCTTCGCAGCCTCGTCGCACATACCGGACAGTTCTTTCATTTTCGCCTCGAAGTCGTTGTACGGCTCCAGATAGCGTTTCTTGATTGCAATTCGCTGTTCTGATATGGTCTTTGACAGTTTTGAAATCTTGGCTTTATCGGCCTTTGCCGCTCCAATTTCGTCTTCGGTGACGACCATGCTCTTGTAAGATGCAAGATTCTCGGTCAGCCATGTTTTCACTTCCTCGAAGTTGAATGCGATACTCTGTGGAAGTGCTTTGTCGAGGTCGGTTATCATCCTGATTTCCGTTGTTTCCATCAAGCGTTCACCTCCGGCATGTCGTATTCCATAATGCGCTTCAATGGGAAGTAATCAGGATTGACGGCAATTCGCGGCACATTCACCGCCACGACTATTGCTCTGTTCTTTCCCTTTCCAGCTGGCACAAGCACACGATCTCCAACGTTCAGCGCCATGTCCGTTTCATAGCTGTACCCGCGTCCGACGTATGCTTTCGCACTTTCTCTGTAAAATTTGACTTCAACGATCAATGTGTTCCTTCCTTTCATATTCTCAAAGTCATCGGCGGCATCTGCCGCTTTTGGATGTACCCCCAGAACGTATCTGCTTTGTCCAGCAGCCATGCGAGGTCTTCTTTGCACTCTGCCCGTTCGATTCGGCGTGTTCTCATTGACCAGTCACCACGGATGTCCTGAAGCGCGGCAAACAGATCAACAAAATCCCATCCAGTAGCCAATAGCTGCCATTGTGTTTGGGCGAGGTAGTAAATCGGCACATTTCCGTCCGCCCACTTTTCGTAGTCAACTTTCTTCATGGTCTGACCGGTTTTGATTTCAAGGATGCCGTGCCGACCGTTTTCGTCGGTAAGTTCTCCGTCAAGGGTCGCTGTCAACCACGGCCGTTCGCTCTGAGCCAGAATGTCGTATGGGTAATGTTCAACCCGTATCTGTGGGTTCATGGCCGCATACAATTCCCGAAGCGCCGGCTCCATCCGAACGCCGCGTTCAACCGCAGCATTCGCGGATATGTCCTTTTGCTTTTTTTGCCCAGTTTTTATTCTCCAGAGTTCCACTGGAGATGTCCACGGTGAGAGGCCGCAAACCGCTGCAGCGTCAGAACCACCGATTCCGAGTTCCTGCCGGCCTTCCAGCCAGCTTTCCCGGTTTTCAAAATGTTTCCTGATTAAACTCATGCCTGCGCCGCCTGCCTCATGTCCTCAATAGGAATGTGTGCCCTATGGCAAATCATATTGAGCTCGCCAAGCGTGAACAGTTCAGGCGTGTTCATCTTTTTTCGCGCTGTTGTGGCTGAACAGCCAATCATTTCTGCCACCTTGGGCGGTGTCGCATAGCCTCTTATGAGTCGCCCAACCTTGATGAAGTCGGGCTCTTTCTTTTTCAAGCGTGGCATATTTCCTCCTTGCGCTTCTTTTCTGTTAAAAGCTCCTTGATTTGTTGATAGTTCATGCCGACTTGGAGAAGGACTGATACGCGATTTTCCATTGCAGATATTGCTTGCAATTCATCCGACGTCATGTAGTCGCTTGCGTTCGCGTTTTTGTCTGCTCCACGTTCTTCGCGGACTTGCCGTGCTGACTTTCCAATCGCCATTCGATATGCCAGATCTGTGTACTGACCATACTTCAGTTTCTTGTGTGGACTATCCGGGAGTGCCTTAATCGCGTCGGTCATTTCAAGTCTGATTGGTTTTCGCGCCGCACGGGTTGCCCGCACGTTCATCAGCTCTTCCCGCATGGCGTAGAACTGCCGAACCAATTCTTTCTTGAATTTGATAACGGCCGAAGTGTTGCGAAGAAACGTTAGCAGCAGCGTCGCTTGCTGCTCATTCAGCTTATATTTCTTTGCCGTTGTCGCACCGACTTCTCGTTTTCTCACTTCGATTTCAAATCGAAGTGAACCAAACTCTTTGAAATCAGCTTCATGTTGCTGAATCAGTCGCGTCACAGTATGGTGTTGAACCCCGGCGCATTCAGCGATGACTGCTGATGTTGTGAACGGTTCTTCCGTGTTTGGTGCTAAGAATACGAGGTCGTTCATGTTTGTGGCCTCCGATGCTTTGCCCGCTCATCATTAGCATCAAACGTTGATCTTCCAAAATAAGCGTAAACCTTATCCATCATGAAAGGATGCGGCGTTCGTCCTTCCAGCCAGTTCGTAACAGTTGACTGGCTGATTCCAAGATCTTTAGCCAATCTGTATCTGGTCACACCCTTCGTTTGCATCATTTTTTGTAATGTTTCAGAAAAGTTCACAATTTCACCTCCATTTGGGATTGACATTAGCAAGTTGGAGTAGTAAAATTCTGAACGTCCAATACAGAATCAAGCTACTCATCCATCTTGGGTATTTCTATACCCAACTGGTATATCGGCTTGCCTCATGCTCCATATTTTACACCATTATTGAATCATTTGCAACCCTATTGGAGCAAATTGCTTATCCAAAATTGGAGGTATATTTTTATGGATTTTTCACAAAAACTCAAAACACTCATGCGTGAGCGCAGTCTGTCCGCTTATAAACTGGCGAATGACTTGCATTGCTCACAAACCACAATCCGCAATTGGATTGATGGACGGACAACGCCGCAACCACGGACGCTTATTCAACTTTGTGAATATTTTGGTGTCTCCGAGCAGGAGTTGATTGGCGGTTTACCCGCGCAAAAAAATGACCCAGATGTCAGTAACGACACCGAGGCCATGGAGATGGTTCGTATTTTTAGCCAGTTGTCTGCAACCACTCGCTCCAAATTGCTTGAACTGGCTCGTCTTTATTCAGACGCAGAATGCAAAACTGAAGGAATCTAAGTAATCCATCTTTGTCGCTCACTTTCTCTAAGAGCTCCTTGAATTTCTCATCAAGATTGATTGTGTTCTGTACTTTTTTAATTCCATGGAGGTTATTCGTTTGGGAAACAATATCAATGAGCGCGATCAAGCAGTGCTGGACGCGCTTGATGAAAACATCAAGATTGCTCCAAGCATCGGAGTCTGTGCAGATACTTTTTATGCTTTGAAGCAGGAATTTCTTCGTGTCATGAAGGAACGTAATGATGCCTTGGAGAAATTGCAGGAGGCAGCCCATCATGAAGTGTAAATCCTGTGGTCGTGAAATCGAATCCAACTCTATGTTCTGTAACTGGTGTGGAGAAAAACAGATAAAGGAACGGAAGAAAAAAGACGAAATCAAAGTTCCTTCTCCACGAAAACTTGCAAGCGGGAACTACCGGATTTACCTTGACGCAGAGAAGCAAAGTATCACAGAAACGACAAAGGATAAGTGCATCGCAAAAGCGAAGGCCATACGTGCAGGCTTTATCGAGCAGAAAAAACTTGCTCCGAAACTAACTGTAAAAGAAGCAATACAGAAAATGATGGATGGGAAGTCTGAGATTATCTCGCCGGCCACATATCGAGGCTATGATATAGTTCTACGGCACGGATTTCAGCAATACATGGATATTGATATATCCGCTAACATTGATTGGCAAGCTGTTGTAAACGAAGAAGCAAAACACGTTTCCGCAAAGACTGTATTTAACCGCTGGAACGTCATTTCTGCTGCTATGCGGTACGCTGGAATAAACCCTCCAAAGGTTGAGCTTCCAAAGTTCAATAAGGGAGGTCTTCCATATTTGGACTATGAGCAAATCCAATCATTCATACCTCTGATTCGCGGAACAACCTGTGAGTTAGCCGCGCTGTTGGCTCTGCATTCACTTAGGCTTTCCGAACTAGTTGACTTGAAGCGTAAAGATATTATAATATCAAAAGACGGAAATGCTACGATTAACGTATCTGGAGCGCGGGTTTTGGACTTTAACAACAAATTGGTTGAGAAGGACACCAACAAAACATATGCTTCAAAGAGAGAAATCCCTGTTGTAATTCCGCGTCTTCTTGAAATTATTCCTGAAATTGGTTCTGACGAATATATTGTTCAGCTCTCTCCACAGGCCATTGGAAAGCAAATCAACAAAATCTGCAAGGCGAACAACCTTCCTCCTGTGTCTGTTCATGGATTGCGCAGATCATTTGCGTCACTCGGTTATCACCTTGGTTGGCCTGAATTGCGTACAATGAGTTTCGGAGGATGGACCAACATAGGTACAGTGCATGACCACTATTTGCGCGAATCCCAAAAGGACATCGATCAGCATTCCGAGAAAATGCGAGATTTTTACAAGAATATCCAATCATAAACGTTGCAAAATCGGCACGGATTTTTGCACGCTTCAAAAATCCTCATATATATTTACCGTTTTGCTTGTAGTGACAAGGGTTCGAATCCCTCATCCCCTGCCAGAAAGATTGTCCCGTAATCATTGAAGATTACGGGATTTTCTTTGTATATCAATGATTTTTCGAAATAATTGTCAGTAAGATTAATTTGTTTCCGCGCAGTCAGATTTGCGAAAACATAGCCGAAAATGCGCAAAAATCGGCACGAAAATCGGCACGAAAATCGGCACGAAATTGAGCACAAAAATGGGGCTGCATCCGCAGTCCCATTCGCTTATTCTGTAGGTGGAAGCATCACATCGTAGTCCGTCAACGCCTCTTTCCGAACGTCTTCTTCGTCCTGAAAAACGTCCGTTTCGACGAGTTTCCGCATGAGGTCGTATATAGCTTCTTCCCGGATTAACCGCTTTCTCTCTGTGTAGTAGAACTTCGGGATCTCAAAGTAACTTTCAAAGAAATCTGTTGCTCGCTTTAGATAGCTATCGCCCATTCGATTTTCTCCCACGCAGTGCGCAAATCAACGACCACTCGCCATCTGGGATGATCTGCATTGTTTTCCCGTATCCGCTTTGAACTTTGTTGTTGTCGATTGCATCCGGCATCAGAGGTTCGAATACAGTTTGATACTCTGCAAAATCCTCGTTCCACGTTTTCTCAAACGCTTCAAAAAAGAGTTCTCTCAGGCGTTTGAACTGTCGGCTTCGCTCAAATCCGTCCATTTCCTCCCATTTCATCTTCCGCTGCTCCCGAAGCCGTTGTCTCCGCGTTCTGTCTTTTCAAGAGATTCGACCTCAACCAGTTCAACACGCTCATACGGAATGATAATCAACTGCGCAATCTTGTCCCCTTCCGATACGCAGTACATTTCGTCGCTCGTGTTGACCAGCGTCACCATGATTTCGCCGGTATAGCCTACGTCGATTGTTCCGGAGCAAATGATTCCGTGATTCCGAAGGAGGCCGCTCTTGGCTCTGATTGCGCCGAAGTACCCCTTCGGGATTTCGACATGGATGCCGGTGTGGAAAGTGCATCTTCCGCCGGCCGGAATATAATTTCCCTTCAACGCATATAAATCCATGCCGGCATCGTCCTGGTGCGCATACGTTGGAGTCTTCGCGGACGGTTCTTTCACATAGCGCACACGATTGTCCTCGAATTTTGCATTTTCAAGAAATCTCGCCGCAAGCTGTGCTTGAATACCGTGTATGTCTTCGTGCTGCTGCATGAGTGCGCCCTGCAAGAATCCACGCCAGTACGCGCATCCAGTTCCATTTTGGTTTGCTTCTGCATCAATTTGTTTCATTGCCGTTTCGACCACTGTTATTTTGTCTTTTTGCATTAACGTTTTCCTCTCCCTGCATAGTTGAATTTCTTTATATACGGATTCCGTTCAGAGAACGGGGTGAAATTCTTCCCGTATGCTTTTTTCAAGATACGGTCTATCTGTTCCTGCTTGTAATCTGCTTCCACGCGTCCAGTCCACGCATCCCCATATTCTTGATCGAGTTCCATAACGCGTCTGGCGATTTTTTCTTGCCGTTGTTCTCCAAACCCTTCTTCATAAAGCGCGATAGAAAAGAAGTCTGCCGCCTTTTGAAAACCGGTGTCAACACCAATGGTCAGTTCAGTTTGCCTTGCAATCGCAAGTTTCTGCGCGTATGTGAGTCCGTTTCCCATTACAATCCCTCCGTATAGCATGAGCGGATTTTACTCCCATTCCAGAGTGAGAATTCCACGGTGTAGAATCTTCTCTTTGGATGAACAAAAATGACCTTTCCGTAGAGCGTCTTCTTTTCACTGTTGAACTGATTTATATTTCGTTCTGGGGCAAAGCTAACGACCTTTTTTACCGTTTGTCCTAACTGTACCATTTTTCCCTCCATCTTTCGGCCGGTATACCCGACCGTCTTTGTATGCCTTGTAGCCAGCTTTTATCATGCTGCGGATTGTTTCATCAGATGGGATGCAGGATTCATAATCCGTCTCCATCATGCCTTTCCCGTCCAACGCTCTTACGATTTCAAACTTCATGCTCTTCCCTCGCCCAGCGGTCATCTATGATCTTCCGCATGGTTGTTTTCTGGTAATCTTCCCGGATAAACGCAGCTATCGGCGCTTCGTCTGGCATGGCCTCAATTTTTTCAACGCACTCATCGTGAATGTACGTTGAAAATCCGTCGTACCAGATATCGTCATCCTGGTATATTTCCGCGCCACACCATGCGCACATACCGGTTGCCGAAATCTGTTGCTTGTCTTCAAACGCCATCATTTTTCACCGAATCCTTTTCCTGCAGCGGATTTATGAGCGTCATATTTTCACGCATTTCATTCCTGAGTTTTGTATATCCCGGCATATTTGGTGTCTGTTCCTCTGCACAAACCTGGTGTATGCAATACCCGCGTATGAAATAGCTGCCATCGTCGAAATAGAACGCTTCTTCGTCCAGTATTTCTTCTCCGCACAGTTGGCAGTGTGTGCTAAAAGCCTTGTCACGATATTCTTTTAACATCATTCTCTCCTTCCAGATTTCCGGCGCTCCCCATGCGAATCGACTGCAAGAGGGTCTGTACTTCCTGCGGTAATTTTGTCTGTTCGCGTTCTCTCTGCTGAACCATTCTAAACGACCGTTGGATATTTGATGCTACAACGCTTTGCAGAGAATCAGTATCCAGCAATGCCCACTCACTAAGCTGTTGTGGGCTGCCAACAATACGCTGAAGTGTAGGACTCAGTTTGCTGAATTCCTCTTGCGCTCCATATATACCATTCCGGCACGCAGCAGATATTTGGGTCCACGCTTCCATTTCGGAAAGGTCATCATCCTGCATCAGTTTTCTCATTTGTTCCTTGATTGTTCCGATATTTGGAGGAAACTCTCGGTTGCTTGCTACGATGATAGATTTCACTGCCGCTGCAACAAGCCTTGGGTCATCATCTGTGAACATTGAAGCCCACAAGTTGAGCGTATCGGTTACATCTGAATCCGATACATTCCGGTAGAAGTTTGGATAGGCCGTTCGTAGCACAGCAAGGATTTTCCTTGTTTCGTCTCTTGTCATATGTCCTCCCGTAAAAATGGATTGCTGCTGGACGCTTCGCGTGTGGATTGCGTTTCCGGTTGTGCTTTTCGGTCAAGCCATTCCCACACTATTCCTTGATAATTCGACGACATGGTGCGTTCAATAACATCATTGACTGCCTGTGCTCCGTACTGGGCTACCTTCTTTTTCACCACCGTCATCAAAGACTTTAAGCCACGAGGGGTGTAGAATTCTTTGCGCTCGGTTTTGTATTCAAGCCAATTCTGCATTTGTACTTGAACCAGCGAAGGCAGCTTAGACATAGCCGCGCTGATCTCATCGGAAACTGGCTGCGTTTTTCCTCCTCTTTCCCCCGTACCCCCTTTTCCTTCTTTTCCTTTATTACCAGAAGTAGAACTAGAATTAGAAATAGAATAAGAGGGTAGATGTGCTGTAGATGTTCCTGTAGATTCTACATCTGACTTTGCATTATCGCTTGTATCTTCTGATTTCAGTTTCTTTGACATCCGCCATTTTGCTTGGCTAATTCTTTTTTGTTCTCGGATTTTTGCCAGTTTATCTTCATTCTGATACATCATCCAATTCGACAGGAGGTATATATCGTCAATGATTTCAACCATTCCTTCGTTGATGAAGAATTTCATGCAGAGGTCCAATTCTTCTGTGGTTCGGTCGATCATGACTGCTATATCGCTGATTGACTGAAACGGAATTTCCCTTGAGTTTATGAGGAAACCGGAGTGGTTGCATTTTCCAGCGAAGTCCATCAGTTCGAACCACACGGCCGTCAGTTTATCGCGGAAACTCTCGCCGCCGATTTTGGCTTTTTTGATTTTCTTGAAGCTCTCACCATCAAACATTCCGACTTTGAGCTTAATCCATTGAACGTTATCCATAGGTTCGAACCTCCGGCGCAACAGATATTGGCTTTGTAAACACCCAATACCCTTTTCGGGCTGCAATGTCCATAATGCACCCAAGGTCTTCCTCAGTCAGGATACCCAAGTCAATCATCGGCGCTTCTGGATCAGCAAAATTCCCCAAAATTTCATCGGCAAAAATTCTTGTTTCAAACTTCAAAGTCATTTGCAACCTCCATCAAAATGGCAGATCATCTGCATTCTCATCCAGCATCGCGAATCCGTCCGGAACATCAGATGCCGGTGCCGGTACTGTATAGGTTGGTTTCGACGTACCGTCTGCCTGCTTGCTCCCACAGAAATAGACCCGTTCAGCTACAATTTCTGCGTTGCGGCGTTTATTGCCCTCTTTGTCTGTCCAGTTACGGATTTGAAGCTTACCATCAACCACAGCCATGCTTCCTTTGTCAAGATACTTTCCTACAAACTCTGCCGTCTGATTCCATGCGTTCACATCGAGGAAGTCTGTTTCACGCTCTTGTCCTTGAGCTGCATAGTCGCGTTCAACAGCAAGCGTAAAACTTGCCACAGATTTTCCACTCTGTGTCACACGCATTTCTGGCTTCTTTACGATTCTTCCTTGCACAATGATTCTGTTTAACATTTTACACTCTCCCATTTCATTTAGGTTCGCGTGTCGCGCCCACAGACGCTGCACACGCCGTTTGTGCATTCCTCGTGTGTGTTTTCACGTTCTGACATGGGAACGTCCTCTAAGCCGCTCCAAACGCTTCAAGAGCGGTCAGTGCGCAAAGTACAACTCCTACAAGAATCGCGCACGCTCCAATCAAGAGATTCCCAAATCGTTCCTTTGCCGTCTGTCCGAAGCGTGAAAACTGAATGAACAACGTACCACCTGCGATGCTTGCGATTGCGGAAAGCATCGCAAAAAGCAAGTATGTTTTTCCGTTCATCTGACGCATTTCATCCCCTTTCTGATGAGTTCACGCTGTCTTTTTGTGAATGACTTCGTTGGAGACAGCGACTTCCTTTTGTTTGCGCTCATTGCCTTGTACATGTTGTTTTCGTCCTGATAGGCCAAATATGCTTTGCACCATCCATGACATCCAATTTCGCGTTTTTCGCACCCTTTACACGGTGCTTGAATGACTGCGGCCATATTTCTACGCCCTCCTATCGGCAAAAGTATATCCCGTCCTGATATGCTACGATTTCTGTCCCTTGAATGTTCTCTGACTGAAAAACTACGTCTTCTGGGAGTAGCCGTTCTCCGAGCAGTACGCGTTCCGCGCATTTGTACGCTCGTTCTACAGCTTCTTTTTCGCTTGGATTCGACGCACGCTCTTTCCAAATAACGCCAGTCCAGTAGAACGTGTTGTATTGCCTTTTCTGGGTCAGCACCGCTTCCATTGTGTCTGGATACCATTCGCATCGCATCCGATTGAGGATGACATTTCCGACCATGATGCGGGTTTCGTCGCTGCAGTCATCCCCGCCAGCCTCGGCGTAAATTGCCCGTGCAAGCAGTTCGAGGCATTGCGGGTCATCAACGATAAATCCGCCTGCTCCACCGATGCCGTCTTTGGTATGGGGTGGATGGCAGAACTGCGAACTGTCGAAGTCTTCATCACCGTTTCGTTCTTCATCATCCAACTCTAGTGCTGATTCGTGAATTGTTTTCTCTGTGTCGTCTTGGAATTTCATTTCATTCAGCGATTCTCGGATTTCTGTGTTCATTGCAGTGCCAACCTCGGATGCTGCCTGATTGGCAATCGCTTGTTCAATTCCGCTCTGGAAAATAAGCAGTGTGGCTGACGTTAGAACGAGGATCACGCAGACACAGAAAAGGAATTTTCTCATGCTACCGGTCCTCCTTCTCTAACTTCTGCATCAAGAAGCTTTTGCTTCGCTCTGTAATATTGGCTATTTTGAACGGACAGCCCTGGATGCGCTGCGTAGTACGATCGTTTCTTGGCTTTGATTTCTTCCGCGTGTTCAGCGTAATAACGACGATTATATTCGCGTCTGTCCCGGTTTCTTCCTCGTTCCGCGCGGCGTTCATCAGCTTTTCCGTCGTACCATCCAATGTGTTTGTAGCTTGCTTTGTAGCAGCTTTGGCAGCAATAGTAAGTGACTGCTTCTTTCTTGCCATCTCGTTCGATCAGTCTCATAAACGGAGAACCCGCGCTTGGAACAACCATCTGTCCGCACGTCCCGCACGGGCGAAGCAATGTCAATCTCCTGTCAGTCTGTCTTCTTACACTCATACTGCTGTACCAACCGCTCAAGGTAGAACTGTGCTTTTTTGAGGTCTTCCACCGGCTTTCCCTTGAACGGATGCCGCCAGATGTACTTGACTGTCTGCCACGCCAATACCGCCGATACCGGGTCGAACCATCCTTCAACCATCGCGTTCAGAGCGTCGATACACTCAATAGAGCCTTGATTGTAATGCTGGGGATGATCTACGGCATTTTCGGCCGGTTTTTCGTCAGCATCCTGATTCATGAATGCGTTGACCTGCGCCATTGGCTTTTTAGCTGGTGCAGGGAGAACCATTTCCTGATTCCAGCATTTCTCACAGAGTTCTGCACTTGCTTTAGACGTTCCACTACACATTTCAAGCGGGACACTACACATTTCAAGCGGGACAGGAAGAATATCTCTATATGCGTGTGGGCAATAACGTATTCCACCGTAGCAGCTTTTGTTTTCCGCGCCCGGTTCCATTTTCAGAACAAATTCTCTCTGTGTCATTTCTTCACGACCTCCGTCCCGTAATATCTGCACCCACAGTCAACCGCTCCGCCGAAGAACGGGCTTGCCGCGTTGAAACAGGTGAATTTATCCCATGAGTCACATCCCATGCAGGTTTTCCGGTCGATTTCCGGTTCCTCTCGCGCGGTTAATGGCGTTGTTCCTTTTCGTTCTGACATTTCTTATCGTCCTCTCGTTCAAAATATCTGCATCCACAGTTGACGAAATCTGCACAATGTGGGCTGTCTCCGTTGCAGCATACCCAGTTAAACGGTTCCCACCACTTGCATCCTTTGCATGTATCGCTCATTGTGTCTTATCCTTGACGAAGTAACGCTTGTATCGTGTTGGGTCTCCAAAACGGTCTGTGGCCGTTTCCCATATATCTTCAACCTCATAGCCGAATTTGTTTTTCAAGTCCCAAATGCGTGCTCCAAGTCGCGTGGTGCCCAGTTCTCTGGTTGCTTCCATCTGCGTGATGGAGCCGTGTTCCCTACAATACGCAACGATTCTCTCGCAGTCGTTCATAACATTCCCCTTTCTAAACGTCCACCCAGTTTCGGCAGAGCATCGCAAGCGAAACATAGGCAATAGCTTCACTCCCAACCTCTACCCAAAACTTTCCGTACATGCTGACAATGCTGATTTCATAGACTTTCCAATGCTTTAGCCCATGGTATCCGGTCTTCCCCGTGTAACGCATCCGGACTTTGCTCGTTCTATCGTTCATCGCTTCACCCTCCTAATTCTAAGTTTACTCATGGCAGCAAATGTTTTTTTACATGATTATGTAAACCCTAGAAAGTGAAAAAATGAGGGTGCAATGGGCACCCTCAAACAACATTATGCTGTTATGAATTGAAATCAACCAGCGTGATTTGCAGCCTTATACTCAGTTCAGATTACATCGAACAGGCACAGATTGTCGTTCTGCTGAGACTCGTCGAACTCCTTCAGGTAGCCGACCGCATCGCGGAAGTAGTCATTATTGAGCTCAATGGTGTAGCCACGTCTGCCGGCCTTGATGGCTTCCAGCGCAACCGTTCCAAGTCCACCAAACGGGTCAAGCACCAGATCCCCTGGATTGCTATACCGATTGATAAGCCTGTCAACGATATCCAGCTGAAGGGGGCAAACATGGTTCTCTTTTCTGTGCTGACTCTGCGTTGTGTTGAGCGTCCGCATTCGGTTGATATCGTCCCATACCTGATCTGTCCAGCTCCCAGGAGCGACAACCATAAACGTAGCCGGCAGGTGGCCATCTTTGTCCAATTCTTTCGCCAGTTTCACGTGTTCGTCGTAGTTGTAAACAGAGTCTCGGCTATATTTCCGATAAAGTGCCTGAAGTTTTCCTGTGTCAGCATGAAGCAGTTCATCTTTTGTAATCAGCCGATTTCCAGAGCTGCGCCAAAACCCATGTGCGTCGATCTGCCATTGTGCGCGTGTATATTCTTCCTTTGTCTTTGATACACGCTCGTCAGCATACGCCTTTGACCGGTCTGTCGGGAGCTTTCGGAAGAGCAGAATGTACTCTGGGCAGCCAACTCCCATCTTGGTCCCATCCTTGCACTGTTCAGACCAGCCAAGCCGATATGTCTGATTGTTCTCGCGCACAACATCTGTAACGACCGTAATCATGCCGAAATATGCAAATCCATGCTCCATATAGTGCTTAATGCACATAGCATGAAATGGTTCCATCGTCGGCATACCAGTCCCTGTCGCATTGCCGAAAAGAACACGGTCTTTCACATGGCAGCAGAATACACGTCCAGGCTTCAAAATGCGCAGAAGATTCGGCGTCAGATAGTCCATCTGCGCAAAGAACTTTTCCGTATCCTCGTTGTGGCCGAAGTCGTTATAGCTCGGCGTGTATTCGTAATGATTGGAAAACGGGATCGACGTGACGATCAGATCTATGCTGTCGTCCGCCATTTTCGCCGTTTCCTCGCAGCAGTCGTTGTTGACTGCGATCCAGTTTTTTCCCCTGATTTCCACTCTTTCCACTCCTATGCTTCTGGCCATCTCCTGCTTCATGCGCTCTCCGGAAAGGCCGTATTTCTTTACGATCTCACGCATCTGCTCCTGCATATAGTCATGCTGCTTCCATTTTTTCTGCAAAACGTCCCAAATCGGGATCTCTGCCTCCGTATAGATGATGTCCACAATGACCTTCTCCGTTTGCAAGAAGCGGTAGCAGCGGTGGATTGCCTGAATGAAGTCGTTGAATTCATAGTCAATCCCGACGAAGATCATTCTGTGGCAATGCCTCTGGAAATTGCAGCCCTGACCAGAAAGCTCTTTCTTCGTAGCGAAGATTCGGATTTTTCCGTCGGAGAAATCAATGACGCGCCGTTCGCGCTCGTCATAGTCCATTGTTCCGTAGATCTCTACGGCCTCTGGTATCGCGCGGTGTATCTCATGTCGTTCCGCTTCGAGGTCATGCCAGAGGATAAAGCTTGCCTCCGGATCGCTGTTAACGATCTCCTTCGCCATCTGTACGCGTGCAGTAATTGTCTCACGCTTTTCGCGTGATGCCTCCTGAAGGTTCGTGGCAGAATCGTTCATCATCTTCACTTGACCATCCCGGTCCGTGATCTTTCCGAATTCGTCGTGAACAACATGTGTTCTAACTTCGAATCCAGGAAGTTCATATCCCTCGTCAGAATATCCGAGGTCTGACGGTTTTCCAAGGAACAGCGCCCATGAACTGACCCACAGCCAGAATTCTTCCTCCCTGTGCGGATACAGCGTCAGGTTATTTGCCTTCGTGCTGTCGCGCTTGAAAAACCGCGTAAGCGCCTGCCCTGTGTCCATGACCTCCAGATATCCGGCATAGTGAATGATCTCCTTATACCTGTTCGGAGCCGGTGTGGCCGTTGCGACCATTTTATATTTGACACCCTTGAACTTCTGTAAGAACGTCTGATAAGTCTTGCTGCCAAACGAGCGTAGCACCGACGCCTCGTCCAGACTCGTCGCCGCAAAGTATGCCGGGTCGATATCCCCATCCCGGACACGCTCATAGTTGGTAAGCATGATCTCCGCCCCGGCGTTCTCGCGTACCTCCTGCATCGTCCGTACATAAACCGGCTCTTCGTATCCCAGAATATTCACGGCGTCCCGTTTGAACTCCTGCCGCACGCCGAGTGGGAGCACGATCAGTGCCGGCTTTCCCTCATGCGTCGCCGCGTGATGGCAGAATTCCAGCTCCTGCGCGCTTTTTCCCAAACCGAAGCTTTCAAAGAGCGCCCGTCGGCCGCCGCGCAGCGCCCAACGTACCGCATCCCTCTGATGCGGCTTCAGCGCCGGATTGATATCTTCCTCCGGAACGGAAAAGCCGCTCACCGGAGCCGTCTCGATTTTTGATTTCAGAAATTCCAAGTATTTGCTGTTCATCTTGTCTCCTATACAAACACAGTATCATCCAAGACCTGCGCATTGTCCGTGATTTTAACTTTCATATCGTCTGTCAGCGTAATAATGACTTCTGCCTTGGACGCTCCAAATGGAAGAAAGCCAGATTTATACTCTTTACAGACCATCCGTTTCCCATCTTCCATCGTGAACTTGTTCCCGCTTGAATCCTTATACACGCAGTCTGGATTGCACGTTGCGAGTTTTGCGTATCTTCCGATAAACGTCGGGGACAGTTCTGCATACTTCGGGTACTCTTTCACGAAACGGTCATATTCCACTGGAAACAGTCTTTTGAATTGGTGCAGGAAATTCGGTACGCTTTCATCCGCATAGCCCGTGATGATGTCTCCGCACATATTGCGTGGTTTATATCCAAGTACGTTGTCCAAATTGTCCGGTGTCAGCATTGGTCTGTCCACTAGTAAATGTTGATTTGTGAATATCGCCGTTGATGCGTTCAGTCGGCGTCCGTCCAATTTGAGGTCAACGTAAGGAAGATTCAGATACGCCATATCTCCAATGCGAATTACATACCAATAGGATGGATATCTGAGTTTGCGATATTCTGGCGAATGCCGCGCTGCGTCTGTCACAGTGTCATAGCGTTTGCTCTGTTTTGTGCCGCCATCCACTTTTTCTACTTTGCCAAGTTTGCACCTGCGGTTAAACGGTATGGTAACGTTCAGGCATCTCCCTTCGTGGTATGCGGAGCATTCCTGCGCATGATCGCAGCAAATATATTCTGCCCGAAGACGGTTATTTCGTTTTCCTTCTCCGTAGAGAGCAACGTTTATGAGTGGCATTTATTGTCCTCCTTTCCCAAGCGAGCAGAACCCATCTTCCGGCATATTAAGGCCGGTCGCGTCACGAAAGCCGCACCTAACATATGTCCCACACCACGAAATTTCTACCCGGCGGCCATCACAGTACCTGCAGCGTGTAACCTGTACTGCGTCCACTGCCGGCAGTCGGCTGATCTCAGCAAATGCCGCAGCATAGTCCCCGGATGTCCGGCGCACGATTTCGAGCGCGTCTTCCCTGTAAATCAGCTGCTTGTCCATCATGCTTCACCGTCCTTAATTTCAGCCAACCAGAAATTGTGTGCGCAATCCTGACATGACATACCATCAGCAACGGGACCGCAAAGTTTGGCTCCAACAGCTCCGTCGATACATTCTCCAAGCACAGTTGGACAAATATCTATGATTCCGCATTCTCCAATTGGTGCATTCGGGAACATCTTCAAGAACTCACTCTGTCTCGTTCTTTCCGGGTGCTCTTTTGCCCACTTCTCGACCGCAGCTACACATTCCTCTGCGTTGTTGGTGAGATCGTTCATATGGCATCCGCGTCCAATATCGTCAAGTGGACAGCCTACACACGGTTTTCCCGTAATGTTGTTCTTAGAATCAAAAGAATCGCACATTCTCGCATATGCTTTGAAATACGCAACAGCATCCATTTTCCATCCTCCTACATCCAGACCATATCACATTTGTTGTCCACGCAGTCCTGCACGATTTCCTTGTCTGTCATAGCGTGTCCTCCTCCATTCCGTCAAAAATCATCTGGCCGGGCAGTACGCCGTCCTCCATCCACCAGTGCATCACGTCCTCACCTGTTTGCCAGTTGCAAGGCAAGCCTTTCTTTTGCCGTTCCGCAAGCATCCTGTCAAACGCCCGGACATACGCCGCCTTGATCTTCGGATAGCGCGAGAACTCCGTGTTTCTGTGTTTCCTTGCCATTGGGCACCCGATGCACCCCACGCGCTTCCATCCGCATTCATACAGCGGATTCATGCAGATTTCTTCCTCTTTCGCATACCCCCAAACGTCAGCGTCCGTCCAGTCAATGATTGGATTTACAATCCGTTTCCCTTTGAGCTGGCAATTCTCCATCATCCTGCGGCTTTCGTCGTTATCGTTCATCAGTGTTAGGCGTTTTGATATATCCCAATGCAAAACTTCCAGCGCACCGCGGTTCTTCCGTTTCACTGATTCTGCCCAGCGTACACCGGTTGCAATAAATCTGTTTCCTGCGCCGCCCTCTTTAAGCTCCGAGCAACAGTACCTCATCCAACGTGTCGGCGGCATGAGCTTGCGCGGAATCAAATTCCACATCGTCACGTTCCCGCCGTCCGGCGTCCGGTGCGTATCGATGTCGCATTTTACGCCATCCAGCTCCAAGCGGTGGAAGGTATCCCGTACGTGCCATACGGTTTCCGGTGCATCCGCCGTGGTCAGCGAGTGCAAAACCTCATACTGGATACCGGCTTTGCCCGCCAGATGCAAAAGCACGTCCGAGTCCTTGCCGCCCGAGTAGGTAATCACAAGCGGCTGCTTGTATACCCGCAGGGACATTTCAGCTGCAAACCGCAGCCGCTCAATCGCGGTTTGTTCTAAGTCCATCAGTATCCCTCCAATTCAATCCGTATCATTGCGCTTCCGGAAACAGATCTGCTTCCCAAACGCGAAAATGTCAGCTTCGGCCACTTCATCCGACCGGCAGAATGGAAGTCCGAGTTCGTATGCTTTCATCGTTACGAAGAAAGCGCACTCTCGGCAATCTGCCCCAGGTACTTGCTTCAGCAATTCTGGAACCCTGTAGATCTCGACATCCCGGAGTTTTCCATCGATCATTAGTTTCTGCGTTTCATATCTCTTCTTGGGTTCATCTTTCGTCGTACCCAAGAACGCTCTCGGAAGATCTCGGTCAGGCAAACTTCCATCAAGTGATCCTCCGTGTTTTTTCAATTCCCGCAAAATATCTTGTTGCTTCATTTTCAGTTCCCCTCCGAATCGTACTTCGGCTTTTCCGCCCACGCGATCACGTCGTCCCAATCGCCGCATCCCTCCAATCCATACGAATGGTTTCCCCAATCGTCGGTATCGACGCGGCACACATCTTTGTCCACTCCCCACTCGGTTGCGATTAGGATTTCCTGCTCATCATCAGGCATAGGGCAGTCGAACATATACTCCGGGATTTCAAAATCAGAATAGCCATGCTCGGAAAATTCAGATTTTTCCGCATCCGTCAGTGGGCGTTCGTTGAGTTTATGCCATAACACCGGCTCGACAAACTCTCCCGTTGTGATTCCGTCCCGCCTCACAGCGTACTTTAGTGCCTTGTGCTTGATTAGAGACAGAAGCAGTTGAATTTGAAGGTTCATGAACCACTTTCGATTCCAAATTCTCCCGTTCCAATAGATGTTTTCTTGCAGCACCAAATCGTCCAGCGACCGAATGCAATCGCCTTTCATATATTTTGGTTTACTCATTTCCTTTTCTCCCATTCCAATCCGCCGAACATAGTCGTTTGCTCCATGTCCGGTTCCTTTTTCTGCGCCGCCCTCCGTTTCTCAACCGGCCTGTACTCCCGTTCTGGTTTAAGAACGTCTATCGAGCAAAATTCGAAGTGTGGGCAGCGGTTCAGCCGCGTTATCTGACGGTCAGTTCGAATTTCGTCTTTTGGCTCGCACCAAATCATGTCATCATCTTGAAGAAAAGCATTTGCGCAGTAGCGGCAGTATTGCTTCATGCTGTGCCCCGTCACTTGAAAATGACCATTGCGCTGTAATAAACAGCACCAAGTTGGTAGGCCGAGCACGAATATTGGATTTCGATGTTTTCTCCCTCGTGCAACTTGAGGAATTTGTTTAACGCATTTTCAAGACGTTCCGCATCTCTATAGGTGAAAATTTCAACTCTCATTTCTTCTCCTTTTTGTTCAGCAGATAATCGGCGCGTAGCGCCCGCGCAAATCCGTTGTCCGGTGACTTCCCATTATGGCTTGGTGTTTTGTCAAGTGCCTTTCTACACAATGCCAAACATCGCTCACAGACTGCATAACCTATGACTGGTGGGTTCTTCCCACACTTTTTACATAGCGTCACGCCGTCCATAAGAACTTTGGGGGTAGTGCCGTTCCGCCACTTATGTTCGTTCGACGCCCGCCGTGATTTCATGGCGCATTCGCCGCACGTCCGGTATCCAGGTCGTGGAGGACGCTTCCCGCATTTTGTGCATAGACCTTCAGCAGCTCGACGTTTCGCGCGCTTCGAAACATACTCAGTTTGGTGTTCTATCCACTGTTTTTTTCTTGGGTATGTTTTCTTCACATAGTCATTGATGCAATCCGGATACGGGCAGTTAAAGCAGTCATTCTTCTTGCATTCCATGTTGTTCAACCCTTGGTATCACAGCTTGTCCCTTCCATAATGGGATGCCAATCGGTTCTCTACTCCATACAGGGAATCGCATGACGGTAAGACCTCGGCTAAGTTGTTCTGGAACCACACACAAATGTGCCTGAATTTCGAGCCGTACTGTACCGTCTTCATTTTTGGACGTAGATACCCAGTCATTTGGAATGTCCCTATTCAGTTCAAATTCACACGTCGCTCCGGTCATGCGTCCGTTGAGCGAAATCGCATCTGTGTTGAACTTTGAAAAGACAAGCGCCATGAATCGGGAAGCAGCATCGCGCTGCGGAAGAGTATCGCGGCAGTTTTGAACATCTGACCATGCGAAGATTCCAGTTTTGTCCGCAAATGCTATCCTGTTCATTTCGTTGCCCCTCCATCCCACAGGAGCGGTTTCCCTTCAGCATCGACCATCACGCAAATGCCACCGTCACCGATCCGACGCAGATACATCACGTTTGTTTCGGTATCGACGTACACGATAAGAGCGGAATAATTGTCTTTGATGACCCGTTGAAATCGTTGCTGACTGTGTTCTACTACGGTTTCTGTTTTGGTGGCGTTCTTATCACATTCACCTGCCACCACAAACGCGACCATTAGCAATGCTATAAGCAATATCACAAGCAGAATGAGTGTCCCTTCGTAAATCTTCTCACTGAGTTTCATGCAGATTCCTCCTGATCGTAGATCGTGCCGCACCGATGAAGTTCATTCTGGTCGTATACCACAATGTTCGTGGTAAACCGTCTGTCTGCGCAGTCACGGATGATAAACGATGGGTCAACCACATCAAACTCAACAGAGTACCGATGTGTAGAACTCTTGACACTCAAGATGTCACCCTCGAAGATCTTCTCCCCGTCCCCGTCAACAAGCCCGATGTACTGCCCGATAGTTTCCGGAATGACCTCCACGGCTTTATTGAACGGCTCCCCATTATCGATGAAGAATTTCCCTTCACACGCGCACCCCGTGTCATTCGCGCGGCCAATCAGATAGCCATATACCCACTTGCCATTGTTTACCGACTTGCCCCTGAACGTAATTTCTCGCAACTGTTTTTCCTCCTATTGTCGTTTCACACTTCTACGCATTCGTTCTCACGAATGTTGACCCGATGCCCATTGACCTGAATGACATATCCGATTTGTTTGATGCCCGCATACCCGGCATACCGTTCCGCACGATACAACGCCCCAACTTCCGGCCGAAACTCCGGGAACAGGTCAATCTTCTTTGTGATTTGAATGTTGCAATCCGTGTGCGGCAGCGCCCCTGGCCTTTTGGTTTCATTGCTTGACGGCAGCTGGCCGTGGCACCCATGCGCTACTCGCCACTTCGCTGCACACTCGCAGGAGCAAAACTTATGCTGGTATCCTTTCGGCCTGTATCTTTGCATCCGCCGCACTTTCTTTCCACACCAGTCGCAGTTAAAAAATTCCCATGCCATATCTCACCGCCGCCTTTCCTTTGAGAAAATCTCAAACGATGTCAGCGAATCCCCTGCCTTGATCTGCCCTTTGCAGAATATCCGCAGATACCCGCACGGCAGACAGTCTATCGACCACGCCGGCAGCGCCATCTTCCGATAATCACACGGTCCCATCCACTCTCCATTTCCGCCATGTCCTTCCAAATCTAATGTTTCTGACGCACCAGACAGCCGCACGGCCGGCTCAGGTCCCACACATCCTACAAAGTCCATCCGCCCCCATGTTTCACGTCCCAAACTGTCCTCCATTGGAATGATGACCAGACTATCAAACGCAGGTTCTTTACTGTCAAAACGTTCCCGTCCCGGAACTTTCTCGAAATCTTCCTTGCGCATTTTTCGAATGTCCATTGATTTATCGCCCCCTCTATTTTTCATCATACTCATGCCAACAAATGTTTTTTTACATTCTTATGTCAACCCATCCATTTACGCATACCATCCCGCCGCACGCCGCCCATCAGCCGATGCACACTTGATTCATACCCATGCAATATGTGCCCCATGTCCGTAGGACACCCGATATGTTGCCGTAAGGCAACCGCGCAAATTTTATTTTTGAGGTATGCCCCATATCCGTTCCATAATTTTAACTCAGGTTTGGAAAATACCCCCCCTCCCCCATGTCTATTCAGGCAAAAAGAAAGCGCCGGCCATAGCCGACGTCGCAAAAACATATTCAGGCGTATATGGAATCCATCTTATCCCACCGGTTGCACCATTCCACACTTGCATCATGGATATGGCAATACCTCCATTTAACCACTACGCCCGTTTTTGGTGTCGTTTTGTGGAACATGGTCAGAGGGGGAAGTGCTTAGGGCGTTCTCCGATTTTGGGCGCGTCCTGGTCTTGTAAAATGGGGGGTGGTCTTTCGTTTTGACGCGGTTCTTGCATTTTTGGGTGTATGTCGTTTACATTATGCCATATAAAGTAAACGACATCGCCCCATTTTTGCAATTTTACATTCGTTTTCTTGCAAGTTTCCGAACTTTTCACGATTTTTTGAGTGACACGCCCGGCCTGCTGCGGCTTGCCGTTGGTGTGCAATGGGGCGCGGGTGGAGATTTTGCCGGTTGTTTCCACCTGAACAGAGCGGAGCCGGGAACACTTTCCCCGCGCGGCTGTTGTGGTGTGCTGTAAGTAGCTGTTGGATGGTGCTTGCTTGGCTTGCGTGGTGGTTGGCAGGGATGAGCGGCAGGGGCTGGCGGTGGGTTGGGCGTTGGTGCGTGGGACTATAGAATAGAGTGTAATACTCGCCCGCGCAATTAACGCACGCGCACGCACGCGACGCGCACGCATACGTGCACGCGCGCGCGATATAATATGGAGTGACTGCGGGAGTGTGTGCGGGGCGTGTAGAGGCTGTGCGGGGCTGCTGGGGCGGCGCTTGGGCTTGTGGTGGTGCTGGTGGTTGGCTAGGGGCTGCGGGGGGCCTTGGCAGGCGGTTAAGCCTGCGCAAGGTAGCGGGCGCGGATCTTATCAATTCGGCGCTGTATAGCGCTCTTGCTCATGCCAAGGGCGGCGGCAATGGTGCGGACGGTGTGCCCGTTGGCAAGTGCTCGGATGATCGCGCGGTCGGTGCTGTCGATGGCTGCGGCCTCGATAGCGGCGCGGGTGGTGGCTGCATCTTCGGGGCTGCTGATGGGGGCAGCGGTGACGCTCGGCAGGATGTCCAGCGGCGTTTGTGTGCAGTCGTCGCCGTCTGCGTCGGCGGTGTGGGTGAGTTGGCAGCAATTGGCCGTGTGGCGGTACTCTGCGCGGCTAATGACGTGCACGGCCTGAGTGCAGGCCGCAAAGAGTATGTGTGTGAGGGTGTGCGGCTCGTCGCTCTGCTCGTTGCGCGTGAGGGCGGGAGCGACGCGGGGCCATGCGTCAGCGGCTACGGTCTGCGCGTCGTCCGGGTGCTTGATCCACTCCGTATCGGCTGCGCGTCCGTTGGCCTCGGCGCGGTGCTTTACGGTCCACGCCATGCGGATCAGCGCGGTATACTGTTCCTCGCCGCTCATGTTTTCCCACTCGCGGCGGGCTGCTGTGGCGGCGTGGGCGGCTCTGTGCGCCTCTTTCAGGCAAAGCGCGAACTGGGCGCGGCTGCGGGTTTCCGGGAACTCTGCGACGGTGGCGCGGTACAAGCTCCACGCCTGCCGCATGATCTGTGATTTACTCATTGTGTTGATCTCCTTTTTCGTTTTATTTGATGGGGCGGGGCCGCTTTGGTGCCCGGTGCGGCTCTGCTAAGGTATCCGGGGAAGCTGGTAGTGCGTCAGCCTGCCGGGGTTGCGTCGATTACTGCGGGACCGTCAAACGTCAGCTGCACGCGGTCGCCGCTGCGGTAGTCTCCGGCGTCGGTGTACCATGTCCAGCACTCGCCGTGCGCGTCCTCGCCTGTAACCGCGTCCGTGTCGGCGCTGACGCGCTCCACTGCTACGATTTGGGCCGGGGTGGTGTCTGTGGTCGGCCGCCCCTGCTTGGTGCTTGTGCAGGCGGTCAGGGCGGCCAGAAGGGCCGCTACGCCTGTTCGGCCAGGTATGCGGCGGGGTTGGCCGCTACGGCCTTTATAGCGCGGTTTACTGCGGCTTTGCGGTATCTCCTGTCTGTATCGCTTCCCCAACGGTGCGATTCGCAGTGGCCATTGATCTGCTCGATGTGGTCAAAATTCAGGTGGTTTCGCTCCATGCAGGCGCGGGCCATAGCCGGGCACCACTCGCCGAAGGTTTCGAGCGCGTGCCGCTCGTCGGCGTTGATGTGCAACAAGGGCAGGCGGTGCGCCTGCTGGTTGGTGGTGGCGCTCATGCTCTCACCTCGGCAACGGTGAATTCTCCGGCCCATGCGCGGATGATCGATCCGGCCTCGGTCACGGCGGTGATCCAGCCGCTGACGTTCGCGGCCTTGCGGCAGCGGATGACGTGCCCGCGTCCGGCGTTGTAGTCGATTCGCAGGCCCTCGGCGGCTGCGGCGCAGATCTCTTCGGGCGTGTGCCACTGCGGGCGGTCCGTGGGACTAATGTTGATCGGTAGCATGATATTCTCCTTTCAGTTCTCGGTGAAGTACCGGCGCAAGGTGGAATCTTCCGGGCTTTCTGAATCCAGCCACGCATTAAACGCGCTGGGGTTGCGCTTTTCGAGTTCGTCCATGATCCAGCCGCGCGTGATCGCGGTTTCCGGTGATGTGCTGAGAAATTCCGTTGTTTCCCACGCTTTTAAAAGCTGTTCGTTCGTCAGTTTGGCGATGATTGCCGGAGCTGGTGCGGTTTCGTGTTTCACGGTGTAGGCTCCTTTCTGGTTGTCCCGGCGGCGTGTGCCGCCGGGGTGGTTGGTGGTTAGATGATGTACAGAGTGGCGCCGATTTCGCACGAAAGCGCTTCCTGCTGCATTTCGGCTTTGATCTGCTGCGCAAGGTTCAGCACGTCCGGCAGGCGTTCGCGGAGCTGGTCGGCGGTGCAGGCCGCGTAAACGATGGTCACAGCCTCCCGGACCAGTCCGGCGGTGTCGGACATCCAGAAGCCGGTTGATTCCTGGGCGGTTGCGCCGCCGAACCAGCCGCAAAACTCGCGGGCGACGCGTTCAACCTGTGCGGCGTTGTCGGTGGGCTTGTCGGTGTCCGTGGTGCTGGGCACGTACAGAGCGACGCGCTGCGGGAGCTCCAGCGCGCCCGCCTGCTTCATGATCTCGGCGGGCTCCTGGGCTTCCTGCGGCTCGGTGATCTCCTCGGCGTGGATGTCGTAGAGGTGGGCACATCCGTTTGTAAAGCTCTTGAGGACTGCGCCGGTCATTGTCTCGGTCTTGGCGCTTCCGTCCCACTTGTCGACGGTGTGGACGGTGTAGCGGGCGTTATCTTTCAGCTCGCCGATTTTGTAGTTGTATGCCATGATGTTTTTCTCCTTTCCCTTGCGGGGCGTTCGTTGTTTCATTTGATAGCTTGATTATATATTCGATTAACTGTATTGTCAAAACAGCCGTTTTGTTGCGATTAACCGTATTTTATATATGCGATTAACTGTATTTTATGCTGAAAAGTTCGCATTTGTACCACTTTCGGGAGTTTTTGATGGTTAATCACATATTTTGTGAAATTTTCAACAAATGTTAATCGTATATTTTGTGCATTCTGCCGATGGTACAAACCGGCCCGCGCCGGTAGAATAAAAGGTGTAAAGCGAACGAAAGCGAGGATACATTAAAATGCCGATTGCAAAGAATCCAAACGGTGCGCGGACGGACGCGGAGCGCCGCGCGCATAATAAGTGGGAGCAGGCTAACCGGGTAACGCTGGGCGTGCGCGTGGGCAAGGCAGACGGCGAGGCGTTCCGGGCGTGGTGCGCGGCGCGTGGTATCACGGTCAACGCGGCGCTGGCGTCCTACGTCGCGGACTGCCTGCGGGGCGACGCGGACGGCGGCGCAGCTCCTGCGGCTGAGATCGTCCAGGCGGCGCAGGTGCTCGACGGGGCCGCGCTGGAGTCGGCCAAGGTGGCAGCGGCGGCAGCCGGTGAGACTTTGCCCGCATTTGTGGCGCGGGCCGTCCGGCAGGCGGCGGACGCAGACGCGCGGGAGCGCCTGCTTGCGGTAGCGTGTAAAAATGCAAGTTTGCCGTCGTCAGCAGACGCAAGCGCGGCGGCGGAATCCTGCGAGGCTCCCGCGTATGATGTCGTGGACTGGGCCGCACGCACGGACCACCTGCGCGCGCTGCGAGAATCCGCCCGCGCGTCCGCTGGAATTCCAAGCCATGAACAGACGGCTCCCGGAAATTCTGGGGACCTACCGCCTGAACAGGCAGGGTCGAAAACTCCGGGAGACTGACGGCCTGAACAGGGACGCCGGAAAACTCCTGGGCTGATGGACGGACACCGAAAAACTGAACAGAGCGCCCGGAAAGCTTCGGGGTATAGCAGCGCTTAGCGAAAGCCGGGCGCTGCTTTTTCTTTTGCGTTCTCTGAAAATTTTTGCCGATGGCCGGGACAAATTGAAAAATTGCGTAGATATAAAGATAGAAAAAGCCGCGCACGAAGCGCGGCCAGTGAAAAGGAGCGAACGAAATGATTATTGATTTGATTCTCGACCGAGTAAACGGCAAGCCCTACGTCCCCGCCGACTTCTACCGCAGCGTTGCGGAGTATGGGACGGCCTTTCCAGAGATCGTCTTCCCCATCACGGCGGTGCTCGACGGCGGCGCAGAATCCGACGTGCGGCGCGTCCTCTGCGAGTATATCAAGAAAAACGACTACAACCCGGAACTGTGCGGTTACATCCGCAGCGTGAAGTGGCTGGAGCCTGACACGCTGCCGTTGAATCCGATCTGCATTGACTGCAAGGTGCGCGGCGCGATTTGCGACGGCACGACTTGCCAAACGTGGACCGGCTGCATTTACCGCAAAATATGATACGCCCGGCGGCGCGGTTGTGATTCACTTCCGCGATTTTTTATGCGCATTATTATTCACTGTTTGCGATGAACCAAGCAAACCAGAAGAACCGAGCAAACTAGAAAAACCGAGAATACCAGAAAAATCAAAAAGACCAAGGAAACAAACGGACAGAGCGAAACCGAGAAAACCAAAAAATCAGGAATCGGGAAAAACCAACAAAACCAGCAGATCACTGAAACCAGCTAAACCGAGAAAACTAGAGATTTCAGAAGTTGAAAAATTTTCGCAAAAAGCTGGGACAAATCCAAAAAATATGGTAGAATATAAAATAGAACATCAGATGAAGCAAAACAAAACAAAATACGACAAAAAATTGGGGGATGGCAGACATGTTTAATATCGTTTCCGCGTGGGGAGCGCAGACAAATCCCCACTATACCCCGGATACTGCAAATAATGGCGGTGGTTACTGGCAGTTTTCTGGCGGTATCGTTGTCGATCTTAACGGTAAGCTTGTCACCGTCGAGGTTGACGACACGTCCTGCGGCGATTTTGGCAGCCGCGTGTATTTTTCCGTGACCGCTGACGGCTTCTGCTGGCGCTTTTCCGACGGCACAATGGACGATGCTTCCATTGACACCTCGGAGGATGTCTTGGTCGTTCTGCGGTCCATCTCCGGCGTTCTGGGCGTGGACGCCGAAGCGCTGATTTCTGCCGCGTGGAGTGCGGCGAACATCTGCGCGTGGGATGTATGCTTTGCCGCCTGACGTCCAGCGCCGGAACGGCAATCACACAACAAAAATCAAGGCGAAAAACGAAAGGATGAATACCATGATTGCACATCTTTACCGCATCCGTTCTGATTTCCGGAACGTTCCGGATAAAATCATAATCAAGGCCAAGGCGAAGGAAAACTTCCCCGGTACTTGGCTCCACGCCGAAGTTGAACTTCCGGATTTTATCCGGGTGGCCGAAACCGAAGCCGGTGACGGGTTCCTGTTCACGCAGGATGAAGCGATCACCACGGTTTACATTGAATCGGCGGAACGCTTGGACGGCGACGCTATCAAGGGAACCGTAAGCATTCGAAGCGCAGGCGGGCGCGTTCTCGCGCGGTGTGCTGCAAAGTGGCAGTAACGGACGGTGGCAGCATGAAAAAAGCAGAAGAAATGACGATTGAGGAGATCGTAAGGCGATATGATCTTTGCTGGCTTAATCCAGATAAAATTTGGGCGCGCATACTCCCGAACGAGCCAGCAGCGCGTGCTGAAATTATGGCGAATTTGAGAAATCGGAAACAAGAAATTTTGGCATACTTTGCAGAACGCGATGCAGCTAAGAAACGCGCCGCGCGGGAGTATCAAGAAAAAATCGACGCAATTTCAGGACTTAAAGAAATTCGAGCCGCGTTGGCAGATCTTGAAGCCTGGAGCGAAGAATTCAATGCAAATATGGAACGCGGAGATTCCGGCGTTGGTCTCCGTCCACGTCCGCAGTATGACATGGATGCCATGCGCACGAAATATCCACGCGCAGCCGCATTTCTGGAAGCGGAAAAAATGTCACATTCTCCGCACTATGTGAAATCCGCCGCAGGCCGAAAAGCACTTGAGAGTATCATCAACGGTGGAGACTACGCGCAAGCGCTAAAAGACGCAAATGCTGAGTGGGACGCATACTTGCAAGAACACATCTGGGATTGATGGGGGGCGAGAAATCGCCCCTTATTTTTTCGATTGAGCGGGACAAATCCGAAAATGCCGTAGAAATAAAGACAGAAATAAATACTTGCAAGGGGGGCTAATTCCATGAAAAATTTTGTAGTCGTTGCGCGTTTGCGCAAATCAGAACGAGTTTTTTCCGTGAACTACACTTGGCCGAGTCCCATCACCGGCGGCATGGCGGAGTGGCAAGCGGATTTTGACACAAACGTCAAGGCCGTTAAATTTGCGGATGATCTAAGAGATCACGCAGAGGCGTTCGGCTTTGAGTGTTTGGTATATGGATTCAACGGTTCTCCATTCCGCAGAAAACGGGTTTTAATTATTGCATAACACGGAACGCAGCGCTGGAAGAAATTCCGGCGTTTTTTCTTTATCCATTGCGGGACAAACGCCGATTTCCGGTAGAAGTAAAGATAGAAAGACAAGACAAACGGAGGTACTTACTCATGACTAACGCAGCAATCATTCTTGACGAATCCGTCCGGTTAATGAACGACGGCATTCTCAAAGGCACGGGCCGCTTCCTCGACGTGGTAAACGAGGACGGAAGCACCGAAAAACTCGAAATCCCCGAAGAAATCCACACTTTCAACGCCTGGAAACAGCGTGGCTTCATCGTCCGCAAAGGTGAACACGCTGTCGCGTCTTTCCCGATTTGGAAGTATGTCACCCGTAAGAATACCTCTGACGAGCCGCTGGAGGCCGCAGAAGCGCCGAACGGGTACTGCCGGATGAAACTATCCCATTTCTTTTCTGTGCGGCAAGTAGAGCCTCTGAGGGCGTGAGAGCGCAAAAAGGGGGCTTCTTCCCCTTTTCCTTTCCCCCATACCCCCTTTCTATTACACTTTCTTTCCTAAAATATTCTTAGATACAGAAATAAGATAATAAAGAATAAGAGGGTAGATGTTCGTGTAGATTCTACAGTGGAGTCTACAGCAAACAGTGAATATACATCCGCGCATATACAAAAAGCCGCCCCATCTGGGACGGCTTACTTTTTATCATAGCGGCACATATTTTATGTGATTTCCTGGGACAAATCACTTGCTATCGGTAGACATAAAGATAGCAAGAAAATTTTCCTGAGATTGTGAAATTTATGGTTGACTTTTGCGTTGCTACAGCATATAATTATCGTAGCAACAGAAAGCGAGGTGAAACATGGTTGCACCCAAAGGCCGCCCGAAGTCGGAGAACACAAAAGATTATATGCTGCGCGTGAGAATGGACAAAGAAACGCTTGAAAAACTCGATGAATGTTGCAAAGAGTATTCCCTGTCACGATCAGAAGTAGTCAGAAACGGCATTTCCGAACAGCACGGCAAAATCAAAAAATAAAATTCCCCCGTTCTGCTCAATCTTGGCGGAACGACAGAACGGAGGAACGGCACCCCACAAGCGCAAGGCTTGAATCGGGTAAATTCATTATACCCGATTTTATCCCTCTGTGCAAGTGGAATCTTTGCGCAGGGGATTTTTATACCCTTTTCTAGGTAGACATAACAATGTAAAAAAACATTTGCACCGCTTGTTATGCTGGAGGTAGAAGGAAATCCCCAAGACAACAACAGAAGGAGTGTATAATTTTGAAGCTTGAAGTGACAACCTTCCGCAATCCAGAGTTTGGTGAAATCCGCGCTGTTTTGATTAACGGTGCAATTTGGTTTGTTGGGAAAGATTCAGCGACGGCGCTTGGCTACAGCAACACCAAAGCAGCGCTTGCAGATCACGTTGATGATGAGGACAAACGTATTCTCCAAAGGTCGGAAATTGCGACCTTAGAAAACCATCTTTCCAAAGACGCGTTTCCAGTGAATTTTGTTAGAGGAGATGTTCCAAATAGAGGATTGACCATCATAAACGAAAGCGGCCTGTATTCCCTCATTCTGTCCAGCAAATTGCCGGGTGCAAAGCGGTTCAAGCGTTGGGTAACAGCAGAAATTCTTCCGTCGGTCAGAACCCATGGCGCGTACATGACACCAGAAGTCATCGAGCGTACTCTGACAGACCCGGATTACATCATCCAGCTTGCAACTACGCTAAAAATGGAGCAGCAAAAGCGCAGAGCGCTGGAAGAAAAGGTCAAGGCCGACGCGCCTGCGGTATTCTTCGCCGAAGCTGTCACCGGTGCGGACACAAACATCCTCATCCGAGACATGGCGAAACTTCTTGCGCAAAACGGCGCAGATATCGGTGGGAATCGGCTCTATGAGGTTTTGCGCCGCGACGGATATCTCATCAAATCCGGAAGCGATTACAACATGCCGACGCAAAGAGCTAAGAGGAGGCAGCATCATGCAATTCATTGCGAACTACGACGCAAAAAACGTCTTCGGCTGTTTTGAAAACGTCGAGCAGCACGCCCTTGCATTTTCCGAAGAAACCGCTGCGAAACTGTTTGATTCAGGCATGAAGATCTTCCGGAGCGATGCAAGCACATTAAACGCTTTGAAAATCTGTTTCACAGGGAGTTTGACGGTCTGCATATACCGCGAAATTGCGGACATTGATAACGGCGTTTTTCGCGTCCGCGTCTGGGACAGGCCGAACAGCTACGACGAAAAAACCACGAGCAGGCAAGCACTCAAAAAAATGGTGCTTTTCAAAATTACGCAGGAATTTGCAGAGCCTGCCGAACAGTCGGCGTAACCAGAACAGGAGGAAAAACCATGTTATACAGCGAGATTATCCGAAGCATCGGCGAAATTCTCAGTTATTTCAAATTCCACAACAAAAACCTGACAAAAACGCAGATTGAAAAACTGTATGAACTGCAAGACCTGATTCACGAACTTCGCATCACGCAGGAGAGAAATAAATGAAACGAAACCAGTACCGCAAAACCTTTGAATTTTTCAGCACAGAACAGCAAGCCGCCGCATTTGTGGCGGCTCGCAAAAAGCAGCGCCGCAAGGCGCACATGACGCCGTGGCGATCCGCCGACGGCAGAGAAAATAAGTTCATCGTCTGGTACTACATTTGATGGAGGAAAAATCATGCAAGTTTTTGTAGTGGTTCACCATTGGGATACGCCCGACAATGAGGGCGTAGAAGTCCTGGGCGTTTTTGAAAAGATCGAGAAAGCCCGCGCGCAGATCGTGGCCGGAGCCGGAGCCATCCGCGCGGAGTACGACGAAGATTTCTGGGACGAAGATATGTCGTGGGACGAGCCCATGAGCATTCACCTCGGCCGGTGTGGGCGCGACTATTTGGAACAGGCCACGGTCTACAGTTGGGAAATCTCCGAGCACGAAGTCGAATAAAAAAATACCGGCGCAGCGGGACAAATGACGCTACGCCGGTAGATATATAGGTGTACAGAAAGAAAACCAAGAAAAGAGGTTCACAAAATGAAAACCGCTGGATACTGGCCTTGCAGAAACGAGATCATCGCCGCGCACCTGTCCACCCCGCACAAATACGAGCCGTTCACTGAACTTTTCGACGTGGACCAGCTCGACGCCATCCGCGACAAATACGGCGTGGACCTTTACCGCGAGTGCTACGCCGACGCGCTGCACGAAGTCATGGAAGCCGCCAACATCATGACACATCTTCGCGCCTTGGGCGTAGAGTGCAAGCCGTTCTTCACCCCGGACGACTGCCACGCGAATTTTATCGCCGTATTTTCCCTCGGCAACACGACCGCCAAACGTATCAACGAGATTGCCAGCAGAGCCGATCTTTGCGTTCTGTTCCAATGTCCAGTCCACTAACAAAAAACACAAAAATGAATGCAAGTGGGACAAAACGTACTTTCCCTGTAGCAATAAAAGTGTAGAGAAAACCAAGAAAACAGGAGGTTTCATACAATGACGCAACTCAAAATTTTCCAGGAAATCGCCGATGCTGTGAACGCAGCAGCCGGTTCCAAGAATCCCAAAATGACCATCGTAACCGAAAGTGAGTTCGGCGGTGTGTACTTTTTGCACATCAACGCACATTCCGCAGATATCAAGCCTTATGCGCAGTACAAAGACGCGCTGACGATCTACTTCAAAAAGCGCGGGGGCCGCTCAGTCTATGGAATGCGCTTCTATGGTACAAAGCCCGTGGCACTCTTCTCCGGGTGGCAAGAGACAACATGGGAGCAGCCCAGAAGCTTTCTTTGCTTTGACAAGAATATGTTCTACGGTCTGGTTGATGGATTCCCGCAGGAGCAGAAGATTGCCGAGGAATCAGAGCGCGTCCACCTTGCAGAAATTCAGCAGAAGGGTAAGGTCTACAAGGTCGTCAGCATGAACCCGGATGACCCGCAGCCGCGCATGATTGTCGAAACGTATGAAACTGCCGAAGACTTAAAAAAAGCATTTGAGACTTCCGGCGAGTTCCACAGCACATCGTGCCGGGCAGAATTGCAGGGCGCGCCGAAGCTCAAGAACTTCTGCGGGCCGATGTACGATGGGGAGGACGATCAGGGCCGCGCTGTTATCCGGTACGAGTCGCAGGAAGTCTACGATATTTTGAGCCTCTAGGTTTTTTACGTAGGCTGGGACAAAACCGCTTTCCCCTGTAGATACATAAGTGTAAGCAAACGGCATTCCCGCCCCGGAGGTTACGAGGGCAGAAAGGACATAACATGGAAAGTCGCATCAGGATTAAGGCAACAATGCCGGAGATGTACACTTTTTTCAAGGAAGAAACAGGTGTGCGATTTATGGAAATCCACGATATGCGGTATTCGTCAGAGGAAATCGACCACATGCAGGCAGCCGAACGCAGCAAAATCGTATTCGAATGGCGTGTAATTCTTCGGCATCCCGGAGAAAAAACGGCACTCCGCGGTACATTTACGATTCCCGGCATAACGAAGAAACTGGGAAAGTTGAAAGCGGAGTGCAAAGTTTTTTGATACTGCATCCGATGAACGATTGCAGAGAACTATTCGCTCTTTTCTTTTTTATATTCGGGACAAATTGAGATTTTCAGTAGATATAAAACCAAGAGGACAAAACACTACAGAATACGGAGGCAATCAAAATGTATTACATCATCAACCGCGAGACGGACAAGCTCGAACTTCACTTCTCGAAAGAAGAATATCAGGCCATGCCGGACGAAACGAAGTCCACAATCAGGAGCAACTTCCTTTTCTCCCGTCGTGGCGGCTGCTGGGTAAGCCGTGCAAAGCGTCCGCACCTTTCCTATGTTGAGCGCATAGCAAAAGACCTTGGTGCGGAGTATCAGGGCAAGACCGGCGAAGAACTCACCTTCGAGGAAAAGATGGAGCGGCAGGCAGACCGGGCAGCGGCCAGAGCGGAACGCATGGACACACGAGCAGACGCAGCTGCGCAGCGCGGCGAAGCCCTGCAAAAGCCCGTCGAGAATATGCGCGGCGATATCGCATTCTTCACGCAGCCGAACATCAACACGTCCGCAGGCCGCGCGTTCACCCGGCAGCGCGAGCGTATGTTTGCCGCGTTTGACCGTGGATTCGAAGAGTTCAAAAAATCCGAGTATTATGCGCAGCGGGCGGAAGTCGCACGCAGAACAGCAAATCTGGAAAATTCCAAGGATAAGGCATTCTGCGACCGCCGCGTGAAAGACGCGCAGAAGAACATCAAGGCCATCCAGAAAAATCTCGACCACTACCATGCCATGCTGGAATGCGACGGAATGGGAGAACAGCAGAAGCACTTCGATGGTACGCCTATCGAGCGTGCAGAGATCGAGCGCTGGATCGAAGACGCAGAAGAGCGTCTGGAATCCGAGATTTCCCGCCTCTGCTATTATCAGTCCTGCATCGACGATCTGGGAGGCGTGCAGTTCAGCAAAGAGAACATCAAGCCGGGCTATGTCGTGAAGATCAAGCATTACAACAACTGCACCGTCCTGCGAACCGGCCCGAAAAACATTATCTATCGCACCCCGAACGGGTTCGACTTGACTGCCGCATACGCCGAGATTCTGGAAATCGTCAAAGCAGAGGAAACGATAAAGCCGACTCACCCATTCAAGGTTGGAGAAACATTTGAAGTCGGCGCATATGTTGATGGACATCGCGTCAAACAGGTATGGGAAATTGTCAAATCGACCGCAACGACCGTCACGCTGAAAAACCAGACGACAGGCGAGAACATCTGAAGAACACCGAAAATCCGCTGGACGTGTGAGGGCGACAAGTGGGCGCTCTGCATCGGTGACTACATCGACAGCATGTTCTATCGTTCCATTTGACAAAAAGTTTGCCGGAGGCGGGACAAAGTTCCCGCTTCCGGTAGATACAAAAGCAGAACAGAAAAACCAAAAAAACTGGGAGGTACATAAAATGGGCTGGACTTGGCAGTGTGCGAAATTCTACGATAGAAGGGGCAACATCGACCGCAAAGCAGAGTGCGACGATCTGTACACATGGAACAATGAAGAAACCGGAGACAAATGCCGCGTTTTGAAGTCCGCAATGGTGGGCGCGACGTGGTACGGCGCTTGCGAGAGAACCAGACCCGGCCAGGAACCCTACGTTTTCGCCGGCGTATGCCTGACGAGCGTAGACAGCCGCGAATACTGCAACTTTGGTTACAAGGACATGGATGAATCCATGGGGCCGTGTGAGCGCGACTGCCCAGTATCCATTCTGAATCTGCTTTCCCATCGCGACGATGAATGGGCGTTGGAATGGCGAGAGGATTGCCGGAACAATGCGGCACAAAAGGCTACTGATAGGAAAAACCCGAACAGTCTGCAAAATCTCCCGCTTGGTGCGAAAATCACAGTTCAGAAGCGTGGTCAAAACATCGTGCTCGAAAAAGGAAGAATCAGCAACCGCAAGAATCCGGTATGGATTTCGCGGGCTGAGAATGTGTACTATCCGCTTTCCCACATCAAGCGGTACGGTTATAAGCTCTGCGTTACCGCCTAAATTTCCAAGTCATGTAGAAATTTCAGAATCTATATGTTAGAATGGGATGAGATTGGAGGGATGCCGATGTTCTACAAACCCGGCGAGTACCGGATAAACCAAGAAAACGAATTTATTTCCGCCTCGACTGGATTGCCGCTGAAACCCGGCGATCTGGTGTCGCTGGAGGCTTTCTGTGACGCGAATGATATTTCGCCGATAAAATCCTATGGGGGGAAAATCGTTTCACAGAACCGCGAGGTAGTCGTCGTGGATGGCATGAAGAAACTGTACAAGTCTGCCGTTGTGCGGATTTAAATCAACTTCGTGAGGTCACGAAATAGATTGCAAGCAGGTCGCAAGTTGGTCGCAACACTCCATTCAAACTATGGGAAAATAGCACGCAAAACGCACGAAAAACACACGCAAGTTGTAAGCAAGTTGTAAGCAAGTTATACGCAAGTTACCATTTCCGTGAGGTCACGAAAATGGTTGAAAACCAAGAAAACCAGAGCCATCCACGTTCGGACGGTTCTGGTTTTCATTGACACATTCAGTTTTTGCGGTATAATGAAGAAAAAGGGGCGCTGCCACAAGCGGTCAGCCAAGGATGCCTATGGGATTTGACCTAACCTTTATGCTGATGGCGGTCATTTCTTTTTGCAGATCTGAACAATCAAACCCGCAAATGCGATGAGTACGGTGGAGAACGAGAAGATCTCAGTCCATGTAGCCATGCGCAACACCTCCTTTATAGGAAGTGCCGACCGTCTGCCACCTCCATGCAGCGCCCCGCCCACCGGAAGGTGGGCTTTTTTATTTTAACGGTACAATAACATAATGTCAACAAACCAAGAAAATTTAAGGGCGGGCGGGACAAATGCGAAATGCAGGTAGAAGGATAGTGGGGCGTTCCGTCAGAATTTACAAATTTCGACGGAAGCGCTTGAAAATATGGAATGGTATGGTAGGATAAACTAAGGAGAATTTAAGGAGGGATTTGCAATGGCTCTAATCAAATGCCCTGAATGTGGGCGAGAAGTAAGTGACAAGGCGCTTTCATGCCCTAATTGTGGATATCCAATTTCGCAAGATCCACTTGAATGGGCTATGGATTTTGAAACTTCGCCATCGGTTCAAGCCAGCGAGCCGAAGAAGGAACAACCGGTGAGTGAAGCCGCCATTCCGTCAGGTGGAAGAAACTATAAAACATCCGCAAAAAAGAAAGACCATATGCCTGTAATCGTCATTGGGGTTCTTGCAACAGCGTTAATTACCATCTGGATTATAAATGGCGTGACAAGTGGCAGACCAAAATCATCATCTGAATCAAGCAGAACTTCAAGTACAAGTAGTTCGTCCACGAGTTATTCAGGCTATAGTGGGAGCAGTTCGTCACAGTCTAGCTCGTCCAAGTATTCTTCCGATGAAATCATGGCAGGCGTGTATACTCTTGCTGAGAAATGCGTGAAGAACCACCTGAAATCCCCTTCCAGTGCGAAGTTTTGCAGTATGTCTGACTGCGAATTCCAAAAAGGTGAAGACGGCGTATACATGATGGCAGGAACCGTTGAATCGGAAAACAGCTACGGAGCCATGCTGAAAGAAACTTGGGGAATCATGGCAAAGGTGGACGGGGATAAAGTGTCGCTGGTCATGGTTCAGATTGGCGATCAGGTTTATTTCGACTAACATAGAAGGGAGCAAATCAAATGAAAAACATCAGAGCTTTTGTTATGGGTTTTCTTTTTGCCGTACTCGTCATTGCTTTTTCCATCGGAGCCGTTGCTGTTTCAATGGGTGAAATAAGTATAGACTTCCCCGAATTTAGCGTAACAGGAAAGATTAGTTTTAAATCGCCAAACGTCGAAGTAGACGGGAAAACAATCGTTTGGCAGGGAGGGTCTTATCCTCTTGGGAATGGGTGTAATGCTCCTTCTGGTTTGGTTTATATTGATAGCACTGGCGGAAGGACAACATATCTTCCGATTAGAAAGGTTAGCGAAGCACTTGGCGTTAGCATTGATTGGGACGGAGTGAACAACGCCGTTCTTATAACTAGCGGAAATTCTGACGTTCAATCGGATAATAATAATTTCCAAGCAGGAGAAGAGACCAGCGAAACTTATGACCTTTCAACTGTTGACGGACTGGCCTCTTACATAAATCAAGAAATGGGAACCATCTCTACCCCGTTTGGCGATTTTAAAGCTAAAGTCACAATTTCAGAAAACACTTCATCAATGTTCCCGCAGGATTATGAAGTGAGGACCGAATGCTACTTCCCGTGGTATGATCTCAAGTATTCAATCAAATACACAGATGAGCAAAAAGAAGAAGCAATTTCAACGCTACGTGCTTATCAGGTAGATGTATATGACTTGGTTTCTCAGTACCTTCCAGACAAAAAGTTAATGGGCGGATATTATCTTGGATATTACAAGTATCCGAATACACAGGTTGGGCATAAGTCAACAAGGGTGTTCTATTGGAGAAACTTCACAGACGGAATCACGGTAGAATATCCAGATACGTCCATAACATATTTTCACTTCTACAATATTTTCGATGACTATGTGTTTGACTGAAAGAGAGCCGCCTATACGGGCGGCTTTTCTTTTGTACGCTATATGTATTTTTCGACGCTTTGCGACACGTTTCGACCGCACATGTGTGCTATTGTGGAAATACAGTAAATATTAAGCATTCCGGGACAAATCACATATTTCGTGTAGATAGAAAAATAGAAAGAAAATTTTCCTGAGATCGTGAAATTTAAGGTTGACTTTTGCCACTGCATAATGTACAATTAAGCCATGGCAAAAAGGAGTGATGAAATGTTGCCGACAAAAGGCCGTCCAATTAAAGGTCCAAGCAAGCGAGACAAAAGTTTGCAGCTTCGCATGAGTGCAGAAGAACTTGAAGCGCTTGATAGCTGCGCGAAAGAGTTGCAAATATCTAGGACTGACGTTGTGAACAAGGGAATATCTCTTGTTCGGGCTGAATTGGACAACAAAAAATAAAAACTCCCCCTTTGCGGTTAGTTTGGCGACCGAGCGCAAAGAAGGAGCTGCCACGACCTCACGGTCGAAGTGTAAATATTCTACTACACTTCCCGTGAATCGTCAACCACATTCGCGGGGATTTTTATACTCTTTTTCAGGTAGACATAACAATGTAAAAAAACATTTGCACCGCTTGTTATGCTGGATGTAGAGGGAAATCCCCAGGATACGATCAAAAGGAGTGTAAAAATTGAATAAATTACAGACCATCAACAACGCCGAAATCTCCATCAAGGAATACAGCGGTCAGCGCGTCGTGACCTTCAAGGACATCGACGCAGTCCACGGCAGACCAGACGGAACGGCAAGGAAGCGCTTCAATGACAACCGGGAGCGGTTCGTTGACGGAGAAGATTACTTCAAAATTTGCGCGTCCGAATTTCGGACGCACTGGAACGACCTTCCGGCAAAGGCTACGGAAGACGTGACGCTCATCACGGAATCCGGCTATCTCATGCTGGTAAAATCATTCACAGACGATTTGGCGTGGAAAGTCCAACGCGAACTCATTAAAGGATATTTCCGTGCGAAAGAGCAGGCAAAACCCATGAGCACGGCGCAGCTTTTCGCCATGCAGGTGCAGATCAACTTGGAGCAGGAGCAGCGTATAAAAGCGCTGGAAGAAAAAACGCAGGCCACGCAGGAAACCGTGCAGGAAGCATTTTCTGCGCTATCCTACCCTACTGTCAGCCGCGACCATTGGCAGGATGAAACGCGCCAGAAAATCCGCCGGGTCTGTTTTGAAAACGGCCTGAATTATCAGCAGTTCACCGCGCAGACATATGACGAGCTGGAAGCTGACGCGCGTGTAAAGCTCGAAACCCGCGTGAATAACCAGCGGGAGCGAATGAAAGCAGGCGGTGCGAAATATGCCGAATGTCAGGCAGTGAACAAACTGACTGTTATTGCAGCCGATCCGAAACTCCGAGCAATCTACTCCGCAATCATTCAGCGCCATTCGGCGCAGTTCTTAACCGAAAGACTTTCTAACATGTGAGAGGAGAAAATACCATGGAAAACGAATTTAGAAAACTTCTTGGAGAAGTCGATGACATGGACGAATTTGTCCGGTTCATGATGTTCTGTTTCAAACGACTGAACCTCGGCGAAGATGTGCCGGAGATTTGGGCTGCGTGGTGCAGCGAGAAGAATCAAGCAGTCTTTCCGAGAAACTGAACGAAGAAGTAGTTTCTCGGTGGCTTCACAAACATCAATCGTCAGGAAAAATTCAGGAGGGGAAATCAAAATGACAAAGACAGAATGTGCTGTTTACGATTTGTTTAAAGAACTTGGCATACCCGCACATCTAAGTGGATATGCGTACATGAGTGAAGCTGTCAAGAGCGCGTATGAGGGCGAATATGGAAGCGTCACGACGGAAAGACCCGGCTGTATGTATCGAGATGTAGCTGAGAAGTTCAATACCACGGCCAGCAAGGTTGAACGTTGTATGCGGCACTCCATTGAGTTCGCGTTCCTGAACGCAAATCCGCAGTATTTGTACAAGGTCTTCGGAAACGTCGTAGACAGGAATAAAGGAAGGCCAACAAACGTCATGTTCGTTTGTCAGTGCGCGAAGGAACTCGACCGGCGGATGTCGGCATAAAAAATCCCGCGTCAAGCGGGACAAACACAGATATTCGGTAGATAGCAAACTGTAGAAATACGCATAAATAGAAAGAGAAAGGACGTAAAATTCAATGAAAAGCAAAAAATCAACCGATCTGGTCTATGTGCCGGAACTAACCCCAGAAGATGTTTTCAGCCACCTGGTTAATCACCACGCAGACGTTGTGCGCGCCAGAAACGCGCAGCGGGCGTACAAACGGTATTTGGAGCGCAAGCGTCGCTGTGTTGCTTCCATCGTGATTATCGTATCCTCGCTTGCCGCAGCCGCTACGCTACTCATCACAAGCGGTGTGCTTGCGATGGTTTGAATGGAGGTGCGCGCGTGTACAAGTTGTATGACAGCTATCCGGACTCCCCTGCCCTCGTCGGTACGTTTGACAGCGTTGACGAGGCACGGGAAGCCGCACGGAAGCGAGACGAAGCAACGGGCGGGAAATTCTTCCCGAGGCTCGTCAAGGACGGAAAGGTCATTCAAGATTGGGGGTACTAAAACATGACATACGCAACGCTTTTGACTATCGCTTCTCTGCTTGAGAAAGAGAAGAACATCCGTGAAAAGGAATGCGAGCTCCTGCGAGAGAAGCTGAATTCTGCGCGTGACAAAGCGGACTTTTCTCCGGAAGATAGCGAGCTTTCTCGTGAAGTAGAGTTTACCAAAGCCTTATACGAAAAGGCCAGAAAAGGGCTTCTCAACCATGAACGCGCTTGTGAGGACTTTCTTGAGCATGATTTTCGATAGGAAATTTATTTGGAAGTGGGACAAATCCATTTTTTCGGTAGAAACATAGGTGTAAGACAAAACACCATACAGGAGGCCAAAAACAATGAAGAAAGTCAAGGAATTATGGAACGAGTTCGGCGATGTGCCGATGAACCCAGAAACAGAGTGCATCGAGGAAGCATGGCGCGGGTTCCCAGCCAGAACAAATCGGGAGGAAATTTGGCACTGGTTTGAGGAAACGTTCGACGTTCGCGTCGCTGGTCTGATGTACGGAGGTATCTGAAATGGGACAGCGTTCACAGATCTATGTCCGCGCGTCCGGGCAGCTCATCGTTGCAAACTACTATCAATGGAACTATGCCGAGCGAATGATTTCGCGTGCTAGATACGGCATTGAGTACATCGATTCGGTCAAGGACTACAGCAACTGGATTTTTCTCCGCGACGTGAACGTCGAACATTTGCGCCGCATCCTGGACGTAAACTTCGACCTCAAGGACTACCAGATTTCGAGAAAGATTATCGAAGAATGGAAGAACGTTTTTCCAGACAAGCCTTTCAATGATGTTGTGCTTGACTGGCAGGACAACAACGACGGCCAGATGTTCATCGACTTCACGAAAGACGGAAAGATCTCTTATGCGTTCCGGAAGACGGAAGACATGACGTGCGAAAATCCGATGTCTGCTGCTGAGTACATGGAATGGGATCGTCGGAACTGGCTGGATTGCGAGTCCATGACGAAGGCTGAGAAAGCCACCTGCCGCCGCAACATTGCAGCTATCGATAAGATGGCAAGACTTATGACCGCAGAGGAATTGAAAGAGTTTGTCCATCACGACTACGGATATAAGTCCGTTCAGGAGGTAGGCTGACATGGATAGCAGATGGAAACTCCTTGAGCAGTACGGTGAACTGTTCTGCGCAAAATGTCACTCCAGTATCGTGTGCGACGAGTTTGGGGATATGCCGGAGCAGTGTCCCGTGTGCGGTGCAAAGTTCAACTGGTCCGAAGATATGCTGCAAGCATTTTGGCCAGCATTCGTAGCCACTTGTGAGCAAGCGTGTGTTCCGCAAGATGACTGTAAGTCCACGCAAGATAGCGGTGAGATAGAACGTTGAAAATAGCACAGGCAAAACGGCTTGTTTCAGAGGACATTGAAATGATGACCATTGAACAGCTTCAACGATACAAGGTCAAGGTAATCGATGCTTGGCGGGAAAGCCGAGCAGATTACGGAATAGTTCAAGCTGTGAGAGACGGCTTCTATTTGCAGACCGGCGAAGATGCGTCGGAGTACACACCGAAAGACCTGTGGCTCACCCAAAATCTCACTCGCAGGCTTGATGCAATCGACCGCAGAGAACATGAAATGTTTCGACAACGGTAAAATGCCGCGTAAAGGGAAATCCAAACTGCCACTAAATCGAGAAAAACGTAAGTTTTCCGGGACAAATCTGGAATTCCGGTAGAACAGTAAATGTAAGCAACTACACAACAACAATTATTTTATGGAGGTAATTCAAAATGGCAAAGGCAACTAAGGAAGCACAGGAAACAAAGGCGATCAGACGGTACATCAAGCTCACGTTCATTGAGCCGGTGCTGGGCACCTGGCCGAGTAACGAGAATGTGGCGCGTGACTTCATCGCGTCCAAGTCTCCGGACGCAAACACAATCGAAGATGAGGTTGCAGCGATTGGTGCGGAAGCTGTGGCTGATAAGGCAATGACGGTATTCCCCCGTGTCGATGGCAAGCCCGTATTCTGGGATTACCAGATTAAAGGCTTTTTCAAAGATACTTGCAGCGCACTCGCCCGTGCCAAGTACACAAAGTCCAGCGGCCTGAAAGCATTCAAGAAGGTCATCGACGGTATGATCTTCCCCTTCCCCCGCGCAATTTCCATCAACGTCAACGGAGAAATCGGCGAATGCCAGCGGCCGCTCCGTGCGCAGACTGCGCAGGGTGAGCGTGTGAGCCTCGCAAACTCCGAGGAAATCCCGGCTGGAAGCACGATTCAGTTCGGCGTAACACTCGCAGACCCGGCGCACGAAGCACTGCTGATGGAGTGGCTGGACAATGGATTCTTCCGTGGTCTCGGTCAGTGGCGTAACTCCGGCAAGGGCCGGTTCGTCTACAAGATGCTCGACGAGGAAGGCAACAACCTTGGCGGCACGGCAGAGAAATTCGGTTACATGATGCAGGAGGCGAACTTCTTCCCTGAGGAAAAGGCGGGCTGATAGGCCCGCCAAACGGGGCAATGGCTGAGGACAGCGCGGCCTGGCCCAGAACGGCGAAGGCTTGGGTGCGCCTTGCTCCGCCCTGCGTGGCATTGCAAAGGAACGGCAGAGAGTTGAAAAGCACAGCAGCGGAGAGGTGGAGCGCCGCACGGCCAAGAACTGCATAGGATAGGCTGAGTTCTGTTTTGGAACCAGAAGAACAGCAGAGGCTTCGCGGGGCGATGCGTATCTCGGCAACGCAAAGGAAAAGCGGAGACTGGCGTAGCGCTGAAATGGAGCAGCTGGGAGACGTTTCGCATAGTGAAGGCGAAGTATTGAGAAGCAGTGACACGCGATGGCTGGGCATCGAAATGAGTCGCCTCGATGCGCCTGGAAAAGCAATGGCATTGACGGGCCAAGGCACGCGCAGCAACGGAGTAGCAAAGAATAGAAAAGCTCAGAAATGGCGAAGAGCGGCGAAGTATTGTTGAGCAAAGGAATGGCAAAGTAAAGAGTCGCCGCGCACAGAAACGCAAGGGCGAAGGACTGAGCGGCGAAGCATTGTTTGGCAAAGGCATTGAGATGAATCGAAGCGCGATGGACTGGCATGGAGCCGCGCACAGAAACGCAAGGGCGATGCGGGGTTGGTGACGTGAAGCAAAGGCATTGCTTGGGACAGTTACGCGGAGCAAAGGAAGAGCAAAGTATGGCAAGGCATAGATAGCAACGGAAACGCGAAGCGCTGTCTTGCGTTGAAATGGCGATGGAATTGCACGGATTCGCATGGCACAGCAACGGAAGTGTATCGACCTGATAATCATAGCGACGGCAAAGGACAGCTGAGAATATCGTTGAAATGAAATGGAAGTGTATCGCGCAGTCAAGCAGAGCGGCGGATTAGTTGAGCAACGGGTAGCCATGGAACAGCGGTTCGGAGTTTAGTAGAGCTAGGGAAAGGCAAGGTGCGGTCTGGCCATGGAATGCAATGGCAAAGCGCGGTGACAGTGGGAACAGCAACGGTGAAGTACGTCAATGCTTCGAAAGGCCAGGGTATAGCATCGATTTGATCTGCAACGGCTGGGCGGTGATACGGATTGAGTCGCTACGCGGTGAAACGGCATGGCAAGTCATGGAAGTGTTTTGAGTTGTGCAGCATTGAAGTGGTGCAGGTTGGCTACGTCAAGCAGCGAAATGCAATGGAAAAGCGACGCCCGGTAACGTGACGCTCGGCTTTGCCAGGGGAAGCAAAGGCAAAGGAGAGGCTGGTTGACATAAGAATGTAAAAAAACATTTGCCCCTAGGAGTATAATGAAAAATGTAAGGAGGATTTCATATGGGATTTCCAAGCGCCTATGAAAAATTCCGGTCAGCAATGATTGCATACGAAGAAAACCTTCGAGCGATAGGCCGTTCTGAAACAACAATTCAAAACGAAGAGTTTGTGTTCAAAATGTTTTCCGATTTCATGTTGGAAAACAAATTGTGGGACAGACGCGAAGAAAGCTTCACGGACATTCAAGCATGGCGAGATCAGCTGCGCAGGGATGGCAAGAAGCCGACTACAATCAGGCAATACCTGACGGTTCTTTCCGCACTCTACAATTTTGCTTCTTCTGATGAATTGGGGGAAAACCGATGGTATGACAGAAATCCAGTTTCAAAACTCCTGATGCCAGACACAAGAAAATTGGAGAAACGCCCGTATGACCAGCTTCTGACCGACGAACAGGTTTTGCTGCTATGGAGGAATAATCCGCCGAAAGGACTCAAGCGTCCATATCTCTGGCCGAGAAACTACGCCATTGTTATTTTGCTTCTGACAACAGAAATCAGAAACAGTGAACTTCTGGCGCTAACTCCGAACGATCTCGATTGGGAAAACGCAGAGTTGACCGTCGAACACGGAAAAGGAGACAAATTCCGTCAAGTGGACTTTCCTATCATCGCCCAGACTGCCATCCGTATGTATCTGAACAGCGGAATCCGACCAGTGACTGTCGATAGCACAGATCCGCTTTTTGGGACAGAAGCGACATTCAAATTCAAAGGTGACAACAAAGGCGAAGAATGGCACGCAGGGACTCGGCAATGGCTGTCAGACGTCGTTCGGAGGCATGTAAAGGCTGTAACTGGTGTAGACATGATTCGTTCCCACGATCTGCGGCATGTCGGAGCAAGGCTCGATCTGAACAGCGGAATGACCTTCGAGGAATTGCAGGCAAAGCTTGGACACGAGTCGGTGTCTACGACGCAAGTTTATTCTGGAAAACTGACGAGTCGAAAAAACAGACGCTTAACAAAAGTAGTGCAGGATGAAAAAGAGCGTCAGGCGCGGAGAAACATTGACAAATTGGAGGCTGCCGGCGATGATTTTTTCGGAACACTCCGGTTGAAACAAATACCACAGCCGGGAATAGCGTGATAAAAACCAAGAAAACTAAAGACTTTGGGAGCAAGAATGTCGGGAAGAAAAACCAAGAAAACTAGAGTTATCCGGGCTTGAAACAAGCCTGGATACATGGTGGAACAATGGCGCACTGGTTGGTTCATAATCCACTCGGTATCGGTTCAAATCCGATTTCCACCACAATGCCGCAGTTTTTTCGATTTTTCTGCGGCACGGCATATGGCCTCCTTTCTAATGAAGAAAAGCGTCACCCACGTAAGCGCAGGCGCTCGCCGGGACATGTTAGAGATTCCGGTGCTCTGATTTGAGAAGATCAGCTGTGGGTTTCGACTAAGAGCGCACCCGTAACCGTGTAAAACGGGGTGCAATACCCAGCATTGGTGTAGCGGTAGCACATCAGTCTTCCAAACTGAGAGCGCGAGTTCGAGTCTCGTATGCTGGTCCATGCGGTAGAGTGTAGCGCAAAGAAATTTCACAAGAAGTAGCGAGGATAGGCCGTCCACCGGATTTGCAACCGGTGTGCCCGAAAAATTACACTCGCTGAAGGTAGCTATGGACTGTATCATTTCTTCGGTCATGCGCGGCCGAGCACTCTATCGCAACCACATGGGTATTGCGGCGGACCCAGGGAAAGTGTTGAAGTTCCAAAGGCTTGGTGAAATTGATATATCCGGCCAACCGCTCGGCCTGTAGGTAGTGCAAGTACGACAGGGCGCAGATTTACAGTAGCTGGCTCCGGCTTAATGGTTAGAGGAAACGGATGCGACCGATGCACCGGCGCAGGGCTGAAAAGTTCCGTGGTCAATCCCTCTTGGCTTCCAGACGGTTCGCTGTGAGGCGTGAAAGATGGAAGAAAAACTGGTGTGGCGACGCAGACCAACGGCGCAATGCCGCGTCTAGGCGTTGAGTAATGGCGGTTCTGGGGGCCGAGAGTGGATGACTGTGAAAAATTAGGGAAGTGAGTAAAACGATGGGCGAAAACAATACCGCGTACTGCATCAGGTGCGGTAAGAAGACGGAGTATTCGATAAAGCTTCAGCGCATGAGAGTGAATGTTTGTGGGGTGCGTTTCAGCTATATTGAGAATAGACCCTGTTGTATAAGTTGCGGAGAAGAAGTCTACGTTCCAAAACTTGAAGACCGAAATTCTGCTGCTAGGAAGTTTGCGTTCAACCAATCGCTGGAAAAGCTCAGAAACAAATTTGACTCAAATGGAGGTAAATCATGAGTCTGGATATTCGTTACTTAACCAACGGCACAAAAAACGTCTACGTTGTCGTAGATAGTGCATCGCGCCCGGTTTCTGTCAACTACTACGAAACACGGGATGAGATTCCAGTTCAGATCCGGCACTATGCGCCGGAAGGAAATCCGATGTTCGTCGGGCCTGACGGAGCAAGGAACCTTTTCGCAATGAAGGCTCTGTACCCAGATTTGATGAACGAACGATGCTCTCTACCGGAATTCGTAGGACTCCCTTGCATCTTTGAATCATGCCAATTATGTTGGCAAGCGTGCAAGGGCAGGTACACGGGGTCAGGAACATGAACGATATCAGGTCGGTTGATTTCAGCGACGCGCAGATTAAATCGCTCCTGTTTGATGTGTACAGTGCAGGCTTTGAAGCCGGATATCCCCGATGTACAGACATACACACTGGTTTCAACACATGGTATCGTGATGTAATTCAGAAAGACAATCTGCCGGTCTATGCGGCACTTGACAGTACCGACAAGGACGTGCGGGATGCAATCGATAGCGTATGCTGTATCAAAACAATCTTGTATTCAGGCCACTATGAACGCATCCGGTCGCAGCTTGAATTTGCAAAAAAAGTATTGAAAGATTTCATCGCCGAAAGGTGTTGAGATACCATCCGAGTTTGGCTAGTTCGCATAAGCGTGCCGCTGTGTAGAAAATCGGAACCCATGAAAGTCCTCGTTGCGCTGGTACGCCAAACACAACAGCGCGGGCAAAAATCGTTGGTGAATATCGCGCGTAACACGCAACGTTGACTGCTGTTCAATAATTCGGGAAACAGACAAAGAGCAGGCTTGGTTAAAGGCTCATGGTGCGGTGACGAAACCAATTCCGCGCAATATAGGGTGGCGGTCATCCTTGGAGGTGCAGCGGGGTCCGAGTCCCCAAACGGTCAGGTTCGACTCCTGAACGTGCATGGTGCAAAACCTCCAACTAATACGGCAGATGAATTCGAGCGGCCTCGGAGCCTGTCTTGAAAACAGTGCGCGGCGAAAGCCGTGGGGATCGACACCTCCATCTGCCGCCAATATGGAGCCGTAGCGCAGTTGGTAGCGCGCCTGATTTGGGATCAGGAGGCCACCAGTTCGAGTCTGGTCGGTTCCACCAGTTGCCGGGTCGCTCCCGGCTGATGTGGGCGGTTCCCGTCTCACCCCACAAAGAATGACAATGCCCGCTGAAAACTGCGCTTGTCTTGATGCGTCAAGACCGGTTTGACCTGACGGAATAGGGGCTGCTGATCTTCGGACTGTAGTTGCCGGTAGCGTGTGAAAATCTAAGCGTGGAAGACGGTCAAAATGGATGCGTGGCCGAATGGAAAAGGCAGCAAGGGTATGCGGTGCAGGAAAGCGCGGCACACTCAAACATATTGGGGTTGAAGCAGCCACCTCGGACGGGAATAAAGCTCGTCGCATACTGCCTGCACCATGCGGGGTTCAAATCCCCGCCGCATCCACCAAAGCGCCCTTTTGTGGGAGTCGTGGCGCTTTCTACAAATAAAGTTCAACCCTCCGCAGCCACTGCGTCAGTGTGGCAACACGCGGCATTTGGTAAAGGGCAGCGACGAGCAACTGACCCGAGGCAGTTCGATTCTGCCGAGCCGCACCAGCGAAGTCCGCAAATCTGCCTGGTTAGTATCAGCTGCTACGGGAAATTCCTACAAGTTTACGGTAGGGCGGGACACGCCCGAACCCATACGCTCGTGGAGACCATGTAAGACGCAACTACGGCGCAACAGTCGTTGAAACGAGAATCCCCCGGCTTTAGCCGTGGGGAGTGTCAAGCGGATAAGGCGCTTCGCACCATGCCCGCCATCGGATGACTTCCCCCGATGGAATGAAACCTCCGCATCTGGCAGCGGTGTCGTCGGGTTGATATAGCCGATAGCGAAGTTTGGGAGTAAACAAGCGAAATGGGAACTCCCCACTCAGATCGTCCATCATGAGGATAACAAGGTGGAGATGGAGACAAGGAATCATCAAATCATGCTTTAATCGGAAATGCCGCTTACTCGACCGGGGCCTGCTCTGGTCGAGGTTACAGGTTGGTTCGGCGGGACGCCGCTGCATGAGCCTGCATACAGGGGTATCGCCAAGCGGTCTAAGGCATGGGACTTTGACTCCCATATTCGCAGGTTCAAATCCTGCTACCCCTGCCAGCCGCCCGTTGGGGTTCTCCGCGCGAGATCATAACAAGGTGGATTCATAACCCTGCACAGCAGGCCCGCCGCTGGCCGGCATCGGGCATACCGCAGGGCCACCGGCTAAAGACGCTGTACCCGCAGTGTCCAAGGAGAACGAGGCACAATGCAGCTGTATGGGCCAGAAAGCGGGATAGTCGCCACGCTGCAATATATGATGGTGCCGCATTCACAGGAATACTGTGTTGCGAAACGGCTAAGTGGAGTTTGATGAACAGCCATCATATCCCCTGCGCTTGATGCGTGGGATGCCGGAACCAACAGAATATAGTGGTGGAAACCCACCGGGGCGAGGTAACACTCGTGCCGACAGCGCAGTAAAAGTCGTTTGCGTGTTTCGGCCAAAAAGGTAAAGGTCAAGCGGATATAGACCTTCGTAGAGACGGCACAAGTCCATTCTGGAACGTCCCGTTCAGCTTGCCGGGAAAGACTCACTAGTGGTCGAACTGGATGAATCCGCACTTGTTCGTAATGCTTGGGGCGAACTGAAATCCACCAAGCTAGGCAGCACCTTTGGGAACGCTTTCAGGACTGCTGATAAACAAGCGCCGGTGTGCAACCACCTAATTTTCCGTTGGTTTGCGCGCAAAACCTCACGTCCGGTACGTTAAGCCGGTCATAGATGGGCCGTTAGCTCAACGGTAGAGCAAGCCGCTCATAACGGCTCGGCCGTAGGCTCGACACCTACACGGCCCACCATTCATTCTTGAGAAAGGAGGATTACACATGAACAAGGAAGAACTCGTTCAGGCAGTTTCCAGCATTACCAATATGCCGAAGAACGCCAGCCTTGAAGCTGTCGATGCTGTTTTTGAAGCGATTGAAGAATCTCTTATTTCGCACGAAGATGTCACCATCGCAGGCTTCGGTAAGTTTGTTGCGAAGTACCAGAATGCCAGAGATGCGCGGAATCCGAAGACCGGTGAAAGCATCAAGGTTCCAGCCCGTTTTTCGGTCAAATTCTCGCCGAGCAGCATTCTGAAAAACGCAGTCGCGAAGTAATTCATGGGGCTTCACAGCCCCTATACATATTGAAAAATACAGAAAGGATACACTTCTATGCAGGATATAAGAATCCATAGGGGCGACATTTTCTGGGTTCGTCAGGACTATGCTGCTGTCGGGTCAGAAGCGAGAAAGAATCGCCCAGCAATCATTGTCAGCAACGATAAGAACAATACATATTCCGAAACTGTAGAAATAGTTTATTTAACAACTGCCGAGAAAAAACCGATGCCTACACACGTTTCCATTGAAACGATGGGCAAGCAGTCTACTGCGCTTTGTGAGGCTATCTACACAGTTGACAAGGAACGTCTGGAGAACTACTACTGTACGTTGACAGCTGATGAAATGAAACTTGTCGACCAGGCTGTTCTTGTTTCCCTAGGGCTTACCGTCCACCCTACCTGCACCGTAGATGTATCTCAATCGTTGGAACCAGAAAAGGTACGTGTTCCGCTCAACGAGCCATTCGGATTAGAAGACGCATATCGTGTGATTCAGAAGGAACGCGATACGCTGCTTGCACAGAAAGAAATCTATGAGAAGATCTGCGCCGCTGCGCTGCCGCGTTGGCCGAAGGATATTGAGGTGGGAGAATGATCTACCTTGATCATGCTGCTACTTCGCCCCTACTTCAATGCGCAAAGGTCGCCTTCAATGCAGCATCAACGGCAGTGTGGGGGAATCCAAACTCTTTACATTCTTTTGGGCAAAGTGCCAGAAATGCGTTGGAAGCTTCCCGTGAAGCTGTAGCGCAGTGCTTAAAGTGCAACTCAGATCAAGTGTTCTTTGTTTCATCCGCGACGGAGGCTTGCAGAATCGCGATTGAAATTATGCTTGGTAAATGCCGTGAAGTTACTGCAAGTCTCGTAGAGCATTCGGCTGTATCAAGCATTACCGATCACATACTTATCAGTCGTACAAGCAATGAGTTTCACGGTTTCGCTCATATCTGCACCAACAACGAAACCGGTGAAATCTATGATTTAAGAAGTGCCTTTTCAGGGTATGATTTGACGTTCTCCGACTGTACCGCAGCCATGGGGAAGCAAAAAATCAACTTCCGTGAAAGCGGAATAGACTTCATTTGCGGAGGTGGTCACAAGTTTGGTGCTCCGATTGGAATCGGCGTGTTGATCGCGCGAAATCCGGAAGCAATCACAACGAATTTCCATTTTGGAACGCCTTCTGCTCCACTCGCAGCCGCATTTGCAGAAGCGTTAGTGTTCAGGACAGACCATATAGAAGAGTTCAAAAATGCAGCAGCCACCTTGCATGACCGCCTGATTGATGGTATCATGAACGAAGTACCGGACGCACAGCTTAATGGGCTGCTTTACAAGGGAAATGAAATCATGCAATCTCCGTACATTGCAAACGTTTCCTTCCCGAACATCGAGAACCACGCACTTGTCCTGCGTCTTGCGGCTGACGGATTGATGGTTTCATCCGGTGCGGCGTGTTCTAGCGGAGATAACGCCCCGTCCCGTGTGCTTCTCGCTTCCGGATATTCTGAGGAACGCGCACGTTCGGCCATCCGGTTCAGCTTAGATTACAAACTCAACCCGAATGCAAATGATATGGGCTATAACTGCGGGCTGAACCTCGAACGATATATCGAAATCGTTGATGACGCAGTAAAAATCGTGGTGCGGAATGTGCGAGAGTTAAAAAAACTTTTCCCAAAGCGGGACAAAACGTGAAATATCGGTAGAAACACAATCAGAAGCCCATCATGGGCAAATCAAAAATTATAGGAGGCAAACACAATGGCAATGGATATTCAGGATATGGTGGCTGCAATGGCAGCGAAGAATGAGGCATTCCGTGGGAACGAGATGGTTCCTGAGAAGGTCGAGGTATACAGCAAACTCAAGGAACACGCGGCAGCGATTTCCAAGGCAATGCGTACCCCGTGGCACGCGGATGATTTGGAACTGCGTGAGCAGAATACGTTCGTCTACGTTGACTTCCCTCTTCCAGTCAGTATTCTCAATGACAGCATCCGCAATCGCATTTCAGAAATGTACAAGCTGGCAGATATGGTGACGCTCGCCGATGTCAACTGTCGGCTGCGCATGACATTCACTGTCGCAAACGTTTGGAAGGAATGATTGTGCATGGAAGGTAAACTCCGAACGAACGTAATCAGCAAGCGCTATACATTCCATGTGATGTACCGGGAAAAAGATGCTGAGTTCATCACTGTCGAGGCAGAAAGCGTAGATGCAGCAGCGTTAAAGCTTCCGGAAGACCGATTCTGTTCCGTACTGATGTCAGAGGAAGACTGCGCAGGCTGAGATTTTTTTGGAGGGATTGCGATGAGGAAATTTTTCGTCAGGAAGACAAACGGGCAGATTACGGCAAGCGGAAGAGGAACCCCAATGACGCCAACGTATTCTGTTGCTATGGAGCTTTGTCAGCTATGCGGAGGAAACGTCATCGGCCCAATTCACACAACGCCAAACACACTCCGGTGGCTTGAAGAAAATCATGGCTTGTTTGGTATGCCATGCGGCAGAGACTGGGATCACCAAAAAGAAATCATCTATATGGGATACAGAATAATCTTTGATTCAGGTGAAGACGGCATCATGTATTTTGATGAAGATCACGACTAATATGCAAAGAACCGAGGGAGTCAATTATCCCCCGGTTCTATTTTGCTCAGAAGCAGAATGCGAAGCTTACGCCGAGGCTGCTTGAGGCATTGGACGCGCCCGCCTGGCCGTTATCTCTGACTCTGCAAAACATACCGCCGCTGGCTGATGACCGTTCCCACCAGAATTCGTCAACGCCTTCTCTCTTCTTGATCTTCGGGTTGCCCGCCTTGTAATAGTCGTATTGGATTCCTTCTCCGGGTACAGAAGAATGATTCGTCCCAAAAACCTCCACCTCGCTAAGCAGGAACAGCGTGTCCGATACTGTCTCAATCGTCGTGCTGTTGCCCCCCTCAGATGTCTTCTTGTTTACCGCGTGGATGCCGTTCTTCACCTCCGCCGGCATCAACGCCAGAATCGCAGGCAGATAGGTCAGGCGCATATCGGTGTTCTTCCAGCCGAGACCGCTCAGGT